GCCCCTGGAGGACCCGCTGCACCTGGAGGACCCGCATCTCCTTTTTCGCCTGGAGGGCCTGCTGGGCCTGGAGGGCCTGCTGGGCCTGGGGGACCTTCTGGACCTGGAGGGCCTTCTGGGCCTGGAGGACCTTCTGGGCCTGGAGGGCCTTCTGGGCCTGGAGGGCCTTCTGGGCCTGGAGGGCCTGCTGGGCCTGGAGGGCCTGGGGGGCCTTTGGGGCCTGGGGGGCCTGGGGGGCCTGGAGGCCCTGCATTGTCACAACAAGCGGATCTACCTATGACTAAAGCATTTCTTCCGTTTTTACCCCAGTCAGTAATTGAACCGAAATCATGTTCATCTTCGTAATTTCCGTAAACTTGACAAATTTCTGGCTCAATTAAAACTGGGTCAGCAACTAAAAAATAGGCGGAATATTCTCTTACTGCAGTGTTGCAAGGATCTTCATCTTCGTTACCTGTACATAACTCGTTTTCGCAATCTCTTGTACAACAAGGACTGTCAAAACCTTGAGCTGGATCTCCTTTGCTATCTGTTCGTGTAGCATCAAAATAAACTCTTTGAAATCTTACAGGTAGGCCTCTATGCGGAGCGCCTGGCCAGGGAACTTTGGGCACAGCATTTGAGCCAGGAGTTTGGCCAACTCCTTCATCATCACCGTCTTGCCAATATAAATCTAAAGTACTTAAACTAAGCAAATTTTTTGGAGGAGTTTGTTCTGGTTTACACTGGTTTTCCCAATTATATTCATAATCAGAAGTCACTGGGCTAGATCTACCAGGAGAATTTGAAGGGGCTCCTCCTGATCCTGCTGGTGCAGGCGCACCTCCTGATCCAGGAGAAGGAGGTGTACTTGTTCCTCCTACGGGTCCGTTACTGGTAGGAGCATTTGCAGCCCCTTGGATTTTTCTAGGGTTATCTGAGCCCTCCATGAGATCAACAATCCAATCTTTTCCTGTAGTTTCGCCCCCTCCTACATCCGTTCCAGCATAAGCTCCTTGATCGCTATCTGCAGTATCTTTAAGAACCTTGTTTGGAAAATCCATTCCTTGTGGGTCATCGATCCAGTCTTGCCCAAAATCACCAAAATCATCCAAAAAGCTTCCAAAGTCTGAATAATCTTTAGTTCCTGCTCCAAAAATAAAACTTGATGTATTGAAATTAATTCCAATTTGAGCGCTTGCACTAGAACCTTTAAAGTGCTTAGAAAAATATTGACTAATTCCAGAGTTATAAGTTCCTGCTTTATTGTCATATTGTTTTTTCATCCATAAGGTCATGTGTTTAATGCCTAATGGAGAAACTTGTTTTCTGATCATGTAGTCTAAATATCTTACAACAATAATTGCTCCATCATATTCAAACGAATGATCCCACCCGCCGTCTCCTTGCTCGTGAGGCTCTAATCTTCTTTCTATACCTTGATTATCTCTGGTCCATTTTCCTTGTCCTCTTGGACCTACGGCATAGACCATTTCTTTAATAACAGACTTGTGAGTAGGATATTTTAATGTTCTGTCAGGGTTTCTCATATTCCTGAGTCCATAATAGTCAGCTTTCAGACGACTATCTCCGCCACCTAATAATTCAGCAAGTCCCTCATTGAACCAACTCGCTTGCCAAAAATTATTATACAATGATGCGCCACGTCCAAAAACTTGTTTGGGGTTTGCTCCTGTTACATTTGCAAAATAAGAATTTTGTGCTTGAAAAAGGTGGACTAATTCATGAAGTACTGTGTGATAAAGTTCATGTTTGTTTCCCGAATTCCATTGTTGTAACGCGACTGGTAGACTGAGCGCCATTTCTACAACTTCAGCGGTTCCATCATTAAAATGATTCGAAAGTACGTAAGCTAAAGCCTGGTCATATCGTTTATTGTAAAAACCAAATCCGTTTGCTACAATTAAAACGTCGTAAGGGTCGCTTGGTTTTGGATCAAAGCCAAAATATTTTTTAACCGCTGCTTCTGCACCTGGAATCATGTATTCCATCATTCTTTCATACATGTCTGCCTTTTCTTTAGGCCAAGGATTTTCGCCAGGCGTGTTTGTTATATCAGGAATAATACTGCCCCAAGGTCGCCCGCCCCTCCCAATACCCTGATTTCCGCCTTCTTTAGCGTTAATTTGTAATCTGCCTAGCCCAGGGTTTTTCATAACAGCATTTGAGTTAATTTGGCAGTCTAAATATGAATTAACTACAGAGCCATTCGCTAAATGAATATGAATTTGAGGCAGGGGGTTTCCGTCTTTATCGCATGGCTCATCTGTTAAATAGTCGTCTATAAAGCCAGTATATTTATGATGTTTCTGTTCTTCATCAGGAATAAATGGAGGAAACAGGGGGGGTAAAGGTAAACTAGGAGGTCCAGAAATTGCAAATGGATCTTCATCTTCGTCTGGGTCGCTGAATGCGCTTTCTGCTTCGCATCGAGAACCTGCCCAAGGTTCTCCATCACAGCACTGATCTTCTATATTTGCTTTAGGTCCACAAGTTCCATCCGAACATGTCCAATCATAACCTTTACCTACTTGGCAGAATCCTTCTTCAGTCATTGCTGAGCCACTTTTTGCACAAAAGTGGGCTCCACCACAACATACAACTGAAGCAGGAGGTGGGCCACATAGACAGTGCGCATATGGCCCCCCTGGGGGACAAATTGTCTGAACTTTAACTTGAAATAAGGTTAGCGCTCTATTATGATCTGCACCATTTATTGTGTATTCTGAAGGGTCTCCTTCTAGAGACTGATCTAGCTCGGTAAATTGAACATATGGCCTAAGAATGCCGAATTCAGTTTCGCCTTCGTCGAAAAATTGAAATGATGGATTATATGCCATTAAGGATAGAAAGAGTACAGTATATTATATACACTTTTCTTGATCCCTAAAGTTTATTTTATATTATTTAATTAATCCTAATAAAATCCTTGCTTCTTTTGCTGGTATATCTGAGAATGAAGACCAATTTTTAATGTCATCATTTCTGTATTTATCTTCCGCCCATAAAATCCTTAAGAAGTCTTTAAATTCTTCAAAGGATTTAATCCCCTTTTCATTGCTTAGGTAACTTGTTAATAAAGAATTCGGAGAAAGTGATGTAGAGGTTTGTGTGGTTGGGACTTGAGAAATAGGTTCTTTTTCAGATTTATCTATTTCATCGTCACCAACAATATGCACATTTAAAAAGTTTCTTACACATCTAACAAAAGCTCTATTACAAGCTATTGTTTCTAAGAATTTAGTTGCAAAACTACTTGTGTTATTAAGTGTTGCATTAGCCATATCTTGAAAGAATATTTCTTCACCTCCTGTTTCGTAGTTTCCGATAAAAGATATTCCACAAGATACAGCTACATGATTCTGTTCGCATCTTACAGTGTCATAAGTTACGTTAGTAAAGCCTCTTAATTTTGCTAATTCTTTAATTCCTGATAGTTTAATTAATAACTGGTTGTCCTTAAGCCCTTTGATGGACTTAGGTAAAGGTTTTTTATACATTTCAAAATGGGATTTATTAGGAAACAAATGCTCTTCTTTAATCATTGCTCTCCAGTTGATAGAGCCATCTTCATTGAATTCATATTGAACGGTCTTAAGCAAACCGTGTTCGTCTCTAGAGTAGAAATTCGGCCCAAAGCTATTATCTGCTCCTGGAGGACCTAAAGGTCCTTTATCTCCAATTGGACCTTGATAGGTTCCTGTTTCTTTTTGTTTAGTCATTTAATTGAAATAATTTAAATTCTTCTAATTCTTGCGCAAAATCTTCACTAGGTGATATTTCTTCAAACGAGTTGCTTATTTGGATATTTTTTTTCCAATTAGTTTCGCTACTGTATTGATTGTTGTTTGACATTATTACTTTGGATGATTTATAATATATTTTATTATTGCATAACGACTTTAATTTGTCAAGGTTTTTATTTTTGCATGTAAAGTCTATTGAGTAGTCGATATGTTTTAATCGTATTTTGTTTAAATTTTCTTCATCTTTTGTGAAAAAAGTTACAGGTTTATTTAAATCATTTAAGTTACTCATTTCTTTTTCTGTAGTAGTATCAAATACTTCGTATATAATTTCTTTTAAGTTTTTAGAGATAGAGGGATTAGTTAAATATTTTAAATTAGGGATTTGATTGCATTTTAATACTGACTGATTGTTCATAATTAGATTTAATATATTTTGTAAATTAAAATGTAAATCTGCCCGAATTGTAATAAATTGATCTTTGATTGGATTTTGCTTAATGTCAAAGTCAGGGACGCATTCAATTCTTTTTTGTTCGTATTTTTTGCCTTTATATATTGGGTTAATCTTAGATAGAATAGAATCTATTTCGAAAGTTTTTAAAATTTCTTTACAAATTAATTCTGGAAAGCAATTCGTTCCCCCTTTTATTGTTGTGGTAGAATTAGAATATTGTGGAGTATGTAAGGGGTAAAGCTCTTCTTTATGTAGGAAAATATTTTTAACATTAAATACATTAGATATGTGAGCAGTATAAGGATTGTTAGTAATAATTAAACTAGAGTGCTTAATTAAATTGTTTAGTTGTTGTAGTGGAATTTTATTTAATTGTTTAACCCTAAATATATTTGAGTCTTGTGGATTGATTTTATACTGAAATATTTCAATATTTTCTTTTGCTAAAAATGGGAAGATTATTGCAGATAATTCGTCAAAGCTCTTGTATTCGAATAAGCCAGGTCTACTATTATTTTCTACTAATATATATTTTTGACTAGGAGGAGGAAAAAAACGCTCATATATAAAGGGTTTATTTATTTTGAGTCCTGATGATAGTGATAATTTTTCAGATATATTCATGCAAATTGATTGATTTCAGATTGAGTGATCTGTTCGGGGTTGTGAGAGAGAATTAAATCGACATTTATAAAAGATTTAAAATGCTTAGATAAAAATTTATGATCCAGAGTTCTTTGGTCTGGTGGAATAATGAGGTCTATATTTTGATTATTGCGAATAACATCTTTATATTCGTGGGGACAGAAAAAAATAAGCTTTGAATTTTTATAACAAGGTTCTTTTTTTATTGAATCAATAAAACTTGATGCCATGAGTACATGGTATTCGTTTGCTTCTGCCCTAACGCCTATGACTTTTTCTTTTTCTTTCGAAATGAAGTCGTCTAGTTTTTTATCATTCTCTCGTTTATCAAGTTCCATTCTGCAGATCGACTGAAATTTTTTGTATAAATCTTTTCTTTTGGCTCCTTCAGAAATTTTTTCCATCCAGTATTGGACATCTTTATCGTGTTGAGTTTGGTAAACACCTAGCATGTTTTTATAAATATCTATGAGCCATTCTAGATCATTTAATTCTTCTTTTGGTTTGAAGTCTAGATTTAACTTACGTTTTTCGAATACAAAATCGTAATCTATGTCTGGCATATTATCTATAATTGATTCTAGTTTTTTTCCTATTACTGGAACGGAGTAATTGTTAATTACAAATTCTCTAGCCTGTTTACCTAACGACTTCTTTTCTTCGTCGCTAAGTTTTAGGACCATAAGTAAGTTTTCTGATATTGATTGGTGGTCTGTACTTGCTTTGATGAATTGAGTTGTTTGCTCTCTGAATTCAGACCATTTAAGCGGAAATCCTCCAGAGTTTGGTTTACACATATCTGTTCCGCAACTATAGTTTGTTGATAAAGTAATTAATTCTGTAAGCTTTGCTTCTTGAATAGGTATTTCTTGTCCTCCACTAGTAAATGGGTGACAATATACATCCATTAAATTATAAATTTCATTTAGTTGTTTTTCTGTTGGACTATCTTTTACAGTTATAGTACTTAAAGTTTTTTTTGATTGGCAAAATGGACAATCTTCGTTTCTTGTTGTAAATGGTTTGATAGAATATTTTTTACAGTTTTTACAGAGGTAAGTTGTTAATACGTCATTTTGATTTATTCCATTTTCAATCATTAAGGATGTTATGTCCCATCCTTCATGCCACCCAGTATGTAGTAGTAGTTTTGTTTTTTGGTTTGAGCTTATGTTGTTTTTAAAATCTTGAAAACCCTTAAGTAAATTAGGAACGCTTTTTCTTAATTGATTTCTAAAAACAAAACCAACAATAAATTCGTCGCTTAATTTATGAAACTTTCTTAAGGCACTTCTTTCTTCTTCTTTCATTTTAAAAAAGTTTTTTGTCTCGACCGCTCCATGTAGGCAGTTTGCATGTTTTATATTTTTCTCTCTTAATGCGTCGCTTGCAAAGGTTGCCCAAGTGTAATAATGTTTTATTGTGTGTCCTAAATTAATAGCTTCTGGAAAAATCGGAAGACTATCTAAGGTTGTCCAGATCATACAATTTATTTTATTCCACCAAGGCTTATTGGTTAATTCCATTAATGCCCATATATCTTCAGCACCAATGTATACATCGGGCTTTTCTTCTTTTATAAATTTATCTATATTTAGCAAACCATAAGACATTCGTTTACTTGAGTCTGGATTAGAATTGTGTTTAATAATCTCTTGAGGGTCAGATGGTCCAGAGCCAATACATTTCCATGGTAACGTTTTTAGAGTTGGATCATTTTCTTTATAAGCATTTGCGAATTCGATAATTTCATATTTACCTGTAGAGTGTAAATATTTTAATATATTTTTGCAGTTTTTTCCGAAACCAGAAAACTGTCTAGAGTGGCAACTATGAAAAAATACCTTTTTTTTAGAAGGGGGCTGACTCAGGGCTTTCTTCTTGTTCGACATCTTTATATTGATCGGGGTTATTGAGTTTTGACATATCGATGGCATTTCTTTCTGAATATATTTTATGCAGTATAAATTTCATAAACTCAAGTATGCATTGCGCTTCTCCAGGTTCGATTCCTATGCCAAATAACTGATTTCCGTTACGCGTAAAACTTAAAGAGAATGCTTCAAGCGTAACCCATTTTTCTTCCCATTGATCTGTATCTGGATTTTTAAAAGATTTTTTTGATTTCTTATCCCAAGGGGCAAACTTAATTACAGTTTTATCCTCTCCAAAGCTATGAAAAGTAGAATATTCTTTTCTGTTTTTAATGGCGTTGATAATTTCTCCACACTCGAATTCATTAAATTTGATAGCTATATTTTTATCTGGCACTTTTGCATTTTGTGCGAAATAACCTTGTTTTTTGCTACTGTCCCAAGAATGTTGTTTAATGGCTTTTACATACAAAGTTGTTAATTTAGTTTTCTTATCTAGGCCAGACTGAAAACTAAAACCGCATCCAGTGTTTTTAGAGTTAGGTTTGTATAAAGATATGCTCATGCCGATAATATAACTATATTATTATAAATCTAGTTTTTTGTGTATATTATATAAGGTATGAATTTGATTCAGATAAAACAAATTGACGGACTGACTACAACTTTAAATGCGTTGGCAAAAGGCCTTTTTGATTTAGAGGAAGAAGTTTCAGGTCAGTTTTTGTGGACTAATAGAATTTACGACCACCTAGAAATTGTATCTGGAAATTCAGGGGATTTAACTCAGAAGCATATAAATATATTTACCAACGGAGAGGGGTCTGATATATTTTACGATAATGAGCAATATTTTATTAATGATACGGGTAATTTTAATAATATTAAATTAAATGTAGAAGATGGAAATGCTATAATAGAAGGAAATCTTTATGCAGCAGAAATTCACGCAAACGAAATCATAGGAAATATAACTGGCCAGCATATTTCTGGAGATGATATGGTTGCTTATAATTATTATGCTCGAAATGATAGAACTGGTAGAAATATTAATCTAGTTGAAAAAATTTTTCCTAGAGTTAAAACATTTGACTTAAGCCATCCTTATCCTACTTACCTGGAAGATGATGATCAGATAATTATAGTAGAAAACGATTCAGCAAATACGCAAGAATTTGATATACATTTGCCATCTAATCCAGAACAGGGTCAAAAAGTTTTAATTAAAATAGATGGTACAGGCGTAGGTCAAGTCCATAAAGGTTTTAATACTTATCATATTTGTCCCGCTTTCGAATATGAAAAAATTGATGGTAATTTAAGTTGGGCGATTACTGGAAATTATGGGTATGCAGAATTCATGTATCATGGAGTTGCTGGGCACGAATGGATGATGTTAAGGTCATCTCCTGGAGCATTTGATATAAAATATAATACTGAACCAAATCCAAATTTAGTTAATACAGCTTTTGAGTTATTAAACCCGAAGGTTGAACATGTTCTTGCGCAAAATAAAAGGATATTAGAATGGATTCCTCCTATACATGAAATTACTTTAGAGAATCAGGTTTTATCCAAGCAAAATGCAGACCTTATCGCAATAAATTCTGGATTACTATTACAACAACAACAGATTATTGATTCTCTAAGCGGATTTCATATAAGCGACTGGTAAATTAAGTAGATAGGTTAGGCATCGTTTTTTCGCATTTTCCAGTAGCTATTAAACTGGAACATTCTTCGCCATTTTCCGAGTTATGTGTCTTGGCGCATCCTCTTGTTAACATTAAAGCCATGGTTTCTAGGGCTAAATCATATCTAAAATTTACGTTTATCAATATTTTTAAGAATACCATTTTTGTACATTTAAACGATATTGAATCCCAAATTTTTAAAGAAGTTTTGATTGCTTCAAGCTCGTATTCATCAAACTCAATTCCGTCATGTTTTACAGTTTTTAGGAAATTAATTATTTTTTCATTATCAGGTTCATTGGGAGCCATCATTTTATCTATAACTAACAGAGCTTCATCTGGAGCATTTGAATATATTTCTTTTGATTTGGAATTTGCCATAATTAATCTAATTTAATTTTTACGTGCTTATTTTCAAAAACTTTTTTGTCTTGAGGTTTATGTGGATCTTTTATGCCTCCTCTCAGTTTGCTATAATCAGAATGCATTTTTTCTTTTACAGGATCTATTCCTCCGTTTTGTTGCGCTCTCATTTCTGACATTTCTCTACTTTTGTCCATCATGTCACCTACTGTGCCTTTCATATTTTTTGTTTGATTTACAAAGTCTGCATTATTCCAAGGGTCGCAAATTTTTTGAGAAGATATTTGAGAAGTTAGGAATACTCTTTTCCATTGTGTTTCGTGTTCATCTGTGTAGCTATGTTCTTCATTCATTGACTGAATGACTTCAATAGTTTCTCCTGTTTCTGGATGTTGATAAACGTATAATGGCATTTTATTTTTTATTTTTCTCTTCTTCGAATTTTTTATCCCAATCTATATTTCCTTGTTCGTCTATATAAGGAGGTTTGGGCAATTCTTCTTCAGAGCATTGGCTAAAAAGAAAAGACATAAGCGCAGTACAAAGAAAAACACCGAAAATTACCCAAGCCATATGTTTTTTAAACCATGTTTTTTCTGGGTCAGGGTTTGGTTTAGGGTCAGGAGTTGGTTTAGGCTTAGGAGATGGGTTAGGAGAGTCTTCTTCTTGATCTAATAACTTATCTAAGCTTATAACACCAAAACCGAAACTTGAATCTTTACCTGGTTTACCTTTATCTATAGAGCATCTTTTTAAGTGTTCTACGATTTGCTTTGGAGTTTTACAATCATTTTTCTTACCTTCTTTCTCTTGTTTTTTATGTTTGCTTAACATTAATGATATCACTCCAACGATAAAAGGGCATGCCATTGAGGTTCCGCTAAGCTTAGCATAATTTTGATCTAAAAAAGTGCTGTTTATTTTTACTCCTGGCGCTGCAAAGTCAACTTCTTTACCTTTTGATGAAAAACTTGCAATAATTTCATCGCTATCATGTGCTGCAATTGCGAGGGTGTTGGGAAGTACTGCTGGGTATTTAACACCAGCTGACCCAGAATTACCAGCAGAACAAACTACAATCGTATTCTTTTTTAATAATTGCTCTATACAGTTTGAGAGAGCGTCTAATACGCCTTTATCTTTTGGCATGTTCCCTCCTAAGCTCATGGAAATAATATCGTAATGTCTAGGGCTCATGGCCGCGAGCTCCAGCGATCTTAATACCGATTTAAAATTCCCTACCCCGTTTTTATTTAAAACTTTATCGCAATAAATTTTTGCTAGAGGAGCAACTCCAGTAAGTTTACCAGCAATTATTCCACAGCAATGAGTCTGGTGTCCGTTTTGATCAAGATCAGAATATTCCTCAGTTATATTACTATTTCTAAAAACTCTATCTTTTAAATCATTATGATCTGGTAATCCAGTATCTAACATTAAAATATTAATACCTTCTCCTTTGGTATCTGCCCAGTACTTTGGTATATTGTATTTATCAAGATGCCAAGCATTTAAATTAGAGAAAAAGGGAGAAACTTCTTCTAGTTTGACTTTAGGTATAGATACATCTTTAGATGCAGCAATTAACCTGGTTTTTTTAAATTCTTGTGTTGAGTGATAGTGCTTCATTTGTTTTTATTTTTGTTATAATTGTATCTTTTTTTGTATACATTTGCCCACTTTTCTTTATCTTTTTCGCTTCTAAAATCTAAAGCAGTTCCTTTAATGGAGTAGGTTGGCGAACTAAATACTCTTTTCCAATTTAAGCCATTTTCGTCTACATAAATGTGTTCATCATTCATTGATTGCATTACCTCTATTATCTCTCCAGTTTTAGGGTTTTCAAAAAAGTAAAATGGCATTATTTGAATAGATTAATTTTAGTGAGAAGTTTTTTATACCAAGGAGTTTTGACTTTTTTGGGTTCTTTTTTGAAGGTTTTTTCCTCGACAGGTTCTAATTTATTTTCTTCAAGCTTATGTTTCGCATTTTCAAGCTCCTTATCTATATCTATAATTCCGTAGTGGTAGTCGTTCTTTGGTCCAAACTTTAAGTTTTTAAAACCAGAAGATTGTATAAAGCTTATCATGCCTGGGACTGTTGTAAAGTTAGAATTTCCACAAATTTTAATCATTTTTTTATTTTTAGAAATAACTAAAGCTAGTATTGAAGTAATGAAGGCTGCAGAAGTAGATAAAGATTCATAACTGCAATAAGTATTATCTATAAAAGTGCTAGTTACTGTATTAGGTTTTAATCCATTATCTTTTATGTTAACTAAATTATCTTCTGGGTCGAACGTGCCAGTGCATATAGAATAATTTGAAGAAGCGGGAAAATTTGTATTTTTTTCTGAAATTGAACCAGCTGAACATACAAAGGGGATATTCATGTCGTATAAGGTTTTTATTTTAAGGTCAATATTTCCAGAAAACTGCTTTGAGTATAAGTTTGTAAAAACTATATCTGGTTTGATCTTAATGCATTCATCAAGAGCTTTTAAGAATTCATTTTCAGTATTACCTATTACTTCATTACCTATACAGATTGGTTGTATTTGAGCTCTAGGGCTTATTCCTACCATCCCTGTTTGAGGGTTCTGGGAATTTATTATTCCCATATCAATTGTAGAACCCCCTGTTTTATCTATCGGATTTAAATTAGGACTAGTAAGGATTGATGATTTGCAGTTGATTGGGTTTATATGGTATAAGCTTTTATTCGCTCTCCATTCTAAAATTTTAGAAGGGTTTATATCAAAATGATCTGTTTCGCCTAAACATATAAAAGCTATTTCGACAGACTCTCCTTCGGAAACTAGCCATGAATCTGGCAGGTTGGATTCTATTGCTGTCCAACCTATAGTTCTAGATACAGTATTTTTAGAGTACTTATTTAATTTTGATATAATTTTAAAATCTGGGAATAAATCAAACATATAACTATATATTAATAATATCTAATATTGATTCTACACTTTTTTTATAATTAAATGTATTTGTTAATTCCATGCCTTCGGTGTTTTTTTGATTCTTTCTTTCTAAAGCTCGATCAAAAGCATTGTATATAGTTTCATCGGATAAGGAATTGAATTCGCCTTGATTAAATTCTGCACCATCTTTAAAAAATATTCCATCTTCGACATCAAAAAAACCATTTGGTTCAACTAGTATAGAATTTGATTCCGTTGCCCAATCTTTATGGCTTGTACAATTAGAAACGCAACTCCATTTACCTAAACAAGTTGCAGTAAAGGAGGGAATATTCCAACCTTCTCCCCCACTTAAGCCAGTTAAGTCAATATCTATTGAGTTAATTAAAGTATTAACATCGCTATTTTGTGGTAAGAATGGCAAGAAATTTATATTGTGATATATTTTTTTATTTAAAGCATTTCCTATTTCTTCATTTAGTTTACCTCCATCCATGAATCTATTTACTATAGCGCAAGAAAGCTGGAAGTTAGGGTTATTGCCAAATTTATTAGCCCAACATCTTAGGATTTGAGCTGTATTCTTTCTTTTTTCAAATTTACCCATTAGGCCAAAATGGGTAATATCATTACTAAATTTTCTTTCTGTAGTTTTAAAGCATTCATCTAGCCCTATTGGAACATAGAGGGAATTACTTAAGCCGCATTTACTAAATAAGTCCCTAGAGAATGTACTTGAGAATATTACTTTTTCATGGAGCTTACAAATGTTTAGCTCGCTAATTGTGGGTTTGTTTGTTTCATGAAAGGTGTATAAAAAGTTTTTGTTAGATATTTTTTTCTCTGAACCATTAATATGCCAGACCTGAAGAGAAGGCGTGTTCTTACTGAGTTTCTTAAACCTATGCTCGAAAGAAGAATGCAACCAATTTACGAATTCATTATCTAGGTCATCATATACATCAAGCTGGATAACATCTGAAACAGGGAATAATGATATATCTATATTCGTATTGTATAATTCCCTTAATAAAGCTATGGATACATTACCTATACTTGTATCATTTATTGGTGCGTGGATTATTAAATCTTTCATTAGAATGGAATGTCTGCGAGTTCTTCATCTTCAATAACTGCTTCTTTATTTTCTTGTTTATTTTCCGAAGACTCTTTTTCGTTTTTTTGTTCTGCGTTTAAAAACCTGATTGATTCTCCCTTGCAGTAAAATTTCTGCCTCTTGTTTCCGTTTTTATCTTCCCAGGAGTTTATGGCTATCTTTCCCTCAATAAAAACTGGGCGGCCTTTCTTTAGATAAGTATTGCAATTCTTTGCGATATTATCCCAGTATTGTACATCTATATATAATGGAGACTTGTCTTCCTTGCTTAGATTTATAGCTACAGAAAGAATACAAACACACTTATCATTATTAAGTTCTTTAAATACTGGATCCTTGGTTAAGTTTCCTATTCCTATGAATTTATTTAACATAATTATTTAACTTTGTTTTTTAGATTCTTGACTACCGAGTTATGTATATTAATACATCCTTGTATACTCATGTTTAATTCTTTTGATATTTTTTTCCATGGCATTAATTTATTCATTTCTCCTTTTATGTATCTCATTGTGAATATTTTTTTAACCCTTGGATCTGGGTGAGTATTAATGAATTTAATGATATATTTAAAAGTTTCTTTTCTTAGGGATTTTTTATGAGGGTCTTCTGTTAGGTCTTTATCAAAGTCTTGATCTGAGGAAGAAATAGATATTCTGTTTTTATTTTTATTGTAAGTATTTAAGCATAACCATTTAGCTTCGTTGCCTAGATGAGTGCTAAATTTAGCGCCTCTTTCTTTATCAAATTTCATTACTGCTTTATATATATGAAAGTTTTTTTCAGAAATCATATCATCTTTATTGCAGTAGATATTATTACAAGGTACATATTGATTAATAATTTCTATAAAGATTCCGCTATGTCTATCAATTATTTCTGACATTGCTTCAGAAGAGTCATCAGTTCCGTATTGAACTTTATTTATTAACTGTTCATCATCTAGTTCAATCATTTAATTTTTAATTTACCTAAATATCTTGTTACTTTTGCTGATAATTCTTTCTCTAAATTATCTTCTCCTACGTGGTTCCATTCTACTAGTAAATCTGCAGCATCTTTAATAAGAGGGTCGTTAATTTCTTCTTGCTCGTTAGCTGGCTTTGTTCCTTTTTTTGTTATATGAATTATTTTACCACCTTGTTTTTTAATCCATTCTACTTCATTCATGTATCTAACATCTGTGATAAATGCAGTCGCATCTATTTGGCTCGCAGCTTTGACTGTTAGCTCTAGTCTTTTTATCCAGTAGTCCTCATCAACTTTTCGCATAAGGTCTGATCCATAAGCAACAAGTAGAGGTCTTATAAGTTCTTTTTCTTTATCTATATTAGTATAAGCCGATATTCCTGCTTTTTTGATAAGTAATTGATGTAAGTCTGCCTTCACATTATCTGCGAATGCACATCTCATTACAGCTTGTTTGGATTTATTTAAACGTTTGGCTGATAGCAAGCAGAAGGTATCTTTACCCGAGCGAGCCACTCCAGATATGCCTATAATTTTAGGAAGATTTAGTTTTTTCATCTATTAGTTTTGTAAAATTTTTTGCAGTTTCGTGAAAGCCTGCGTTTGATAATATTTTGGGACAATAAATTAATTCTCTATATTGCTCTAACTCTAGATCTTCATTTATATCTGAAAAACAAATTGAATCTATAATTGGTGAAATTGCTAGTTTATCACCCTGAGCTTTAACCATCTGCTCAATTGCTACTGTAGCTGCATCTTCTGCATTTTTACCTCGAGCCATTGTTGTCCAGCCACCACAGGATATAATGTAATTTTTATGTTTATTTTCCATAATTGAATTAATTCTATCATTAACTTTAAATTTAGTCAAGTATTATTTTCTCTTTTCCAGACCTATTGCAAGCAATAGGTCTGTTTTTATTATAATATATGATTACCTATAGTTTATTTGAGGTAGTATTTTTTTACTATATGGGTAGTATTTTTTTACTTGATAGAAGAATGTAAATGTGATACATTTTAAAAATGTCCTTGAAGTTTGTACAAATTCCAGTTAGTATCCTATCGGATATAGAATCAGGTAAGCTGATTACTAATGATCTTATCATGTATTCTTATCTACTACAGTCTACAATTAAAAGTGGGGGAAAATTTATTTTAGAAACAGAACAGCAGATCGCAAACAAATTAATCATCAATGGAAGACCTTGTTCTTTAAGTAAGGTTACTAAGTCTTTGCGTAGGTTAAGGGAGGCAGGACATATCGAGAGACAACATTCCTTTAGATCGGCAAAAACAATTATTTTAACAAAAATTTAAATGAAAGCAGCAATTATAACTTCAATATATAAAGGGGATAAATTTATAAATCACTTTCTCGAGCAGATAACTAGACAAACAATTTTTAATGAATGTGAATTAATTTTAATTAACGCAAATTCTCCAGACCGAGAGTTCGAGATAATTAATGGATTTCTGGAAGATTACCCAAATATAAAATATATTAAATTGGAACAAGACCCAGGACTTTACGCTTGTTGGAATTTAGCTATCGAGAGTTCAACAGCTCCTTATATAACCAATGCAAATTTAGATGACATTAAAGCTCCTTGGTGCATAGAGGAGCAAGTATTAATGCTGGACAATAACAACGATATAGATATGGTTTATGGGGAAACCTTAGAGACTGACACTCCCCTTGAAACTTTTGAAAGAAATACAGCGTTAAAAATTTTCCCTTGTTTAGATCACTCTCTTGAAAACCTTTTAAAAGTAAACTCGCCTCACTCATCCCCAATGTGGAGAAGGTCAATACATCAAAAGTTTGGCCATTTCAATACGGATTATAAATATTGCGCGGATTATGAATTCTGGTTAAGGGCTGCACATAAAGGTTCTACATTTAAAAAAATTAATTCAAAACTTTCTCTTTACTACAGAAACCCAGAAGGCCTTAGTTCAAAGAAAGAAAATATAGACCCAGCTTTAAAAGAAATAGAAAAAATTAAAAAAATTTACTATCATCATTAATGAAATTTTATATTCAGTACAGGGTAGGTGAAGAAGAATTATTACCTAAAGAAGTTCCTGAAGGGCTAGAGCTTGTTGTCGAAAAATTTAAATCAACAGCCTTAGACCAAGAAAAACTAAAATTTATATTAAAAAAAATAGATGAAGAGTGGAATTCTTATATTTGCATATCTGAGCCAGGAATCAATATCTATCATGATTTTTCTTTGGAGTTAAAATTCCAAATACAAGACAAAGATATACTAGCAATAAGCACCCCTAATGGTTTGACGCTATCATTTTTATATATTAAAGCAAATTCTCAAACTAAACAGTTTTTCCAAAAAGTGTTAGAATGCACTTCTGTAAATTCCCCACTCAATCAAACTTACCAATCAGCTGGACTAGCTTCTATATTTAACATTTTATCCAAAAATTATTGCAGAATCAAAGCTATCGACAGTAGATTTATACATTTACCTACAGTAGTTTTTAATAAAGTCTATGAGAAAATATTCGAAAAAGCTAAAATATTAGAACTACCTAAAGCATTTTATTCTTGTCACTATGATAGAGTATCCAATGTAAAAGACGTGCAAGAATGTATGGATTTATTTTTAAAACATAAAACAAGGCTTCAATCACAAACGAAATTAATAAACAATTCTCAACTCGAGAACCTTCAAACATTGGGTAACGAAACTCATCAACTAGTATCACAGTTTGAGAACTCTTTTGAAAATCTGAAAGCGTACGTTGACTTAATTAAAATAAAATTAGACGAGTTTAAAATCAACGGCTCAATAAAACCTGACAATCAAAAAGAAATACCAAAAACAGTTGTTGTGTACAATCAACCAATACACTTAAAAGACAAAAGATTTAATCTTGCGAATGAAAGCAGGAAACTAACAGAGGAAGCAAGTGAAAATAATATAAGATTTATAAATCACTTACCTAATAAAAATTCTTCATTTCTAAAATCAGAAACAGATAAACCTTTCTTAAAAGACTTAATTGAAAAAGCCTGTCAATCAAATTGTGACTGGGTAGGTTATGTAAATGCAGATGTTATTTTTTCAAAAGATTTTTTACCTCGGTTATCCGAGATATACTCACTGGGTTACAATGCAATATCTTCTATGACATACAGTATTTCTCCAGAAGTTAAAGATTTAAATGAAGCGAAAGAATCTAAAGCTCTAATACCATTAAGGGGAGGTAGAGATTTCTTTCTATTCAGAAAATCTCTATGGCCAGTTATTCAAGCAGGTTTGCCAGATTATTTAATAGGTGAGCCAGAGTGGGACATAGGCCTTTTTCATGTTCTAACAAAATCAAAACAAGTAAAACTATTTGATCAATGCAGTGGCGGGTTCATATTTCAATTGTTTCACGAACAGAAATGGAGCACGGAAACTAAATTATCCCGATGGAACTCAAAACAATCTAAACTTTTTGGAGTTCCAATTCACCAAACCTTTACAAGTCTAAAGAACAGGAGTCTTATATCATGAATTTACCAAATGGAATAGATTGGCAAAAGCCAGTTATAACTGAACAGTATAGCTACGAACTCTTAAAAGAAAATCCAATAAATTCAAAAGCTTACTTTCAGGTTCCGTGGGCAACTCTAATAGATTGCATAATTAACCTAACCCCTGATTTTCCTAAGTTTAGAATCGCTAATGATTTCATTAACTCCTTAAAAAATGACACTCCAAGTTTTACTATTTGCCAGACTTACCGTTTTGAAGAATTAATTAGCCATTTTAAAAGGCTAAAAATAGATACTGTTTTCACTCCTCACGCCACAAAAGAAAAAAAGGTTATAGACGGAATAAAAATATTACCTTTTCCTCTATTTAACCCATTACATAATGAACTTAATTCTAATTCCCCTAAGGATTTATTATATTCTTTTTGCGGAATGCATAGATCTGACTACGTTTCTTCCATAAGAAGAGAAATCTTTAATGACAATCACCCCAAAAATTGTGAGATTATAGAAAGGCAGAAATGGCATTTTGATAGTGATGTTTACGGAAATCAAGTAGGAAGTCTACAGAAAACACAATTAGATGATTTATTTTCTGCTATAAATAAAAACGAATACATAGATCTATTAAACAGATCAAGATTCTCCTTATGTCCTGGAGGAGTAGGGCCTTCCTCTATTAGATTTTACGAAAGTCTTAGTGCTGGATCCATACCTATATTAATTTCAGATACAATGCTTTTGCCAGAAATAAAAGGCTTAAATTGGGATAGCTGTATTATAAAAATACCTGAATCAGACTATAAAGATCTAAGAGGCATAATAAATAACATTACTCCTGACAAAGAAAAAGAACTAAGAGAAAATTGTATCAAAGCATACAAACAAGTCTCTGGTAAAAATTTTACAAAATGTATAAGAGATTATTATGAAGAATAAACTAAACACTCAAGCGGATAAATTAAAAAATCTACAGGAATCGCATCACAGTCTAGACTTCCAATCAAAGGTTGATAAAGCTTTAGAGTCTGGCAGTTTAGCAAGTAATTGGTGGTGGAATAGTCAAAACTCAAACTATTTAAGGCACACATTTCCCTTTTATGCTTGCAAGGAATTTTGGAAGTCCTTGCCTCAAAGCAAGATCCTAAACCTCATGGATGGCAAAGGTGGGTGCGAAGGCCATTTTTTTAATTCCTTAGGACATAAATCGTGCTCAGCGGATATATCAATAGAAGCCTTAAAAGCAGCAAAAGACATAGGGTTTATCGACGAATATTCAAAGCAAGACGCTGAAGAACTATCATTCGAAAACGAATCATTCGACTATGTTGTCGTAAAGGAATCCTTACATCATTTACCAAGGCCGTACATGGCAATCTATGAAATGCTAAGAGTCTGCAAAGAGGGAATATATATAGTAGAACCGCAAGACAATAGCTACAGCATAGGAGACGAACCCTATGAGTCTTGCGGGAATTTTAAATTTGCGTTCTCAATCAAAGAATTAATAAAATCTTTTATCGCCTTAGGTTATACCAATATTTGCTATAGAAACTTATTTGAGATTGAATTTATAATCAACGAAAACGGGGGTTATGTAGGAGGAGAAGAATTCAAAAAAACAGAACCCCATATCAGAAATTTAATCAAACAATTCCACGATAGACACTCAACTAATATAGGTCAATTTGTTTGCGTTTTTTGTTTTAAAAATAAACCTCCACAAGAACATATTAATAAATTAAAATCCGCAGGCTGGACCTTTCCCTTAATAAAAGGCAACCCACACTTACAAAAAATATAATTTTTTTTAAAACTCTATAGTATAATATACAACATTATGAATAACCTTAAAACAGAACAAGACTGCCTAGAATTTCTAGGGTTAACTAAAGATAGATGGGGACATGCTCAAAGCGGTCCAGTATTAATTAAATTAATCGAACAATACAACATTAAATCGGTTGTAGAGATTGGATCCCAGTCAGGAGGCTTAAGTGAACTTATGGCTAAGCGTTTTCCAGATATGGAAGTGCATTCTATTGACATAAATCACCTCAGGCCTGATTTACACAAAAAATACAAAAACCTCACTCAATTAACAATAGACTCAATAGAGGCAGCAGAATTACTAAAAGATAAATCTTTTGACTTGGTTTATATAGATGCGGATCATAGTTATGATTCGGTTAAATCAGAACTAGAAGCCTGGTTCCCTAAATGCAATAAAGTTCTTGCTGGACATGATTACAAACATGGTAATTTTACAGGTTGCACTAAAGCTATTGATGAATTTTTTAGCGCTCATACAAATTTAAAATTAAATACAGAAGCGTATTATAATTGGTGGACAGCTCTTAATTAATTTTTTTATTCATAACCCAACTTCATGAAAGAAAGTTTTTATACCTGGCCAGGAAATGCATTCCCATTCCGCCTATATTTAGATAGGCCAGAATGTAGGATTTTTATAATTGAAAATATCTTTCATAATTATAATTGGTTAAAACAAGTCAAAGATTCAATAAAGGATACGGACTTCTTTTTTGTTCTATCTGGCTGGAATATGAGTGAATATATAGCTCAAACCAATAAAAGAGTTCTGAGTGAATTAGGAATTAATCAAAAACATTTCTTCATACTTTATAACGACTTAGACGAAATGGCTTATGGTAGCGACGCAGGTTTTAACGGAGATTTAATTCCCCAGGCAGCCTGGATGGATGAATCAAAATTCAAAATCATTCAATCTGAAAAAAAATATGACGCTTTATATATCGCAAGGCCCTCAGAATTTAAGAGGCATTATCTAGCATCAGGTCTAGAAAAATTAGCCTTGGCAGCTGGAGGGCATAACCACAACAATCCAAAGGTAGAATTACCCAAAAGTTTAAATGACCCTTTCAAAAATCTTAATAGAGAAGAAGTTATTAATATTATAAACGAAAGCCATTGCGGACTTTGTCTATCAGAAGAAGAAGGGGCATCTTTTTGTTCTGCAGAATACTTGCTTTGCGGAGTGCCAGTTGTATCAACTCAATCGAAAGGAGGCAGGCAATTATGGTATAATTCAAACAATAGTATAATAACTGAACCTAATCAAGAAGACGTAATTAAAGCTGTCAAACAAATAATTGAAAAAAAATTAGACCCAGAATTAATAAGAGAAGAACATATTAAAAAAATGGGAGTATTCAGGGGTAAATTTATCAGTGTTTTAGGTTGCGTATTAAGAACATTTGGAATCTCCGATATTGATCCATCGAAATTTTTTCATGATAATTTTTTCGAAAAGATGAGGGTAGGAATGTACCAAGAAGATGTTATTAAAATTTTTAAGAAAAATACTAAACCTAACCAATAAGATAAATGAAAATAGAAAATCTATCAAATAAATTATTACCAACTTGTCACAAAACCGCCCCAAATATTTTACTATCTCAAGGAGATATAGATACCTTAATTCATTGGAGTAAATCATCACTAGAATTAAAAGGGGATCTACTTGAAATAGGGTGTTACCAAGGAGCTTCAACCCTCTGCGCTCTAGAAAGTACTCAAGGAAAAAAACAAATGCATTCAGTAGATATAAATAATTATGAAACATTTTTACCAAACATCAAAAATAATGGCTTTGAAAAAACACTCTCTTTTTACAACATGGCTTGCGGAAAATTCTTCGCACAGAAGCATCATTTAAAACAAACATATTCTTATATTTTTATAGACCATGATCATTCCTTAGATAATACGAAACTTTGCTTAGAAAACTTATGGCCAAGATTAGAAAAAGGAGGAGCTATATTAGTTCACGATTACAACCATCCTGATTATATGGCTGCAACAGATTACTTAAATAAACATTGGAGTCTAGGAAAGCAGGCGACTGATTTTAATTCAGAAATATACGTCATACAGAAATAAAAAACATGACCACTAGCATTCAGTCTAGAGATAAAGTCTCAGCAATCTGTGCGGTCATGAACAGAACAGAGATATTAAAAGTTTCAATACATTCTTGGATACAAAACAAAAATATAGATGAATTTATCATAGTAGACTGGTCATCAACTCCCCCTATCCCAGATCTCGAAAAGTTAGATCAAAGAATAAAAATAATAAGGGTTAATGGTAAAAAAAAATGGAGACTAACCAAAGCCTACAACCTAGCCCTACATAACGCAAGCAATGAAATAATAATGAAGCTTGACGCAGACTATATTCTTAACCCATATTTTAATATATTTGATTACCTTGAACTAAAGAAAGGAGAATTTATTAATGCAGAGTGGTTCCCCTTAAACTCAATTGATAACGGCGCAGGTTTTATGAGATTCCTTAATGGATTTTTGTATGTAAGGAAAGATGACTTAAATAAAATTGGAGGCTGGAATGAAGCAATAGAAAATTACGGGTATGACGATAGAGACTGCTACCTAAGGCTCGAAGACTCGGGTCTAAAAAAGAAAATATTAGAAATGAATAAAGATGAGCTTTTTATATACCACAACCCTCATCTCGATAAAAAAAGATACGAAAACTGTCCAAAACAAAAATGCTGCATAAAAGAAAATAGCGAAAAATTTACAGTACAGACATGATACCCAAAACAATACATTACTGCTGGTACGGGCAAGCAGAAAAGTCAGACTTAATAAAAAAATGCATAAACAGCTGGACAGAAATAATGCCAGATTTCACCATTAAAGAATGGAACGAGAGTAACTCTCCAACAAATATACCTTATTTGCAAACAGCCCTTAAAAATAAAAAATACGCCAACGCCGCAAACCTAACAAGGTATTACGCCTTGTCTCGCGAGGGAGGTATTTACCTAGATACAGATATTGAGGCAATTAAAACGTTCAGCCCACTACTGGAACATAAATGCTTTATAGGCTTTCAGAGCAAAAGAATAATATCAAAACAATGGGTAAATAATGCAACCATGGGATCTGTAAAAGGATTTCCATTTATGGAAAAAATGTTTAAAGAAATTCAAAGACAATATGACGGAACAGAAGAAGCTAACCTTTCCAGCCCAAGAATCACAACAGATGTCTTAAAGGAAATGGGTTTAAATGAATACAAGAATCAAAAAATTGAAGACATAAATATATATACGCATGAATTTTTTTCTCCTGGCATACCAAACTGGTATAACGAGCAAGCACATGGAGAAGACTTATTTATTGATCAAAATGAAAATACTTACTGCATTCACCACTACGAAGTATCATGGAAAAAGCTGCCTCCCAAGATACTTATTTAAGACTTAGGAAATAATATGAAACCAAATCCCACTTCTTCATTTTCTTGCGATTTTATTACCTCGCTAGATATTAACATTTCGCAAGTTTTAGACATTGGAGTCCAATCACAAACCCATGTATTAAGGAAATTTTTTAAAGATAAAAAGCAAATATTAATCGAGCCACAAAAGTCGTATAATAAATTAATTGAGTCTAATTACAAAGGAATTGATTATACTTTGGATAATTCTGCCTGCACGAATTATAATGGAGAAATGTATTTACATGAGGAATACCACTGGGGAAGCGAAATCTCAACACACAACCATATTAGCACAGAAAAGTCTCAAATAAAAGTTAAGACTAAAACCTTAGACAGATTATGCGAGGAATTTAATATAAATAAGTGGTCATTACTGAAAATTGATGTAGATGGAGAAGAAATCAACATCCTTAATAGTGGCCTGAATAATTTAGATAAATTTTGCTTCGTTATAATTGAATGCTTTATAGGGCGATTCACACAAATAAATAATATTCTTACTGATAATAATTTCAGTTTATTTCACATTAATGACATCTGTTATATTGAAAATATGATGTCACAATTCGATGCAGTATATGTTAATAATGAAGCAAAGAAAATGAACGATTTACTAAATCCTTCATTTAATATAAATACTTGGCACAGACACACAGTCTAATGAACTCAAGTAAAACATTATAAAGGATTCGATTAACCAATAAACTCAAACAAAGTATGAAAATCTGTTTTATATACGTTATAAAAGACAAGGAAAGTGAAATTTCTTCATCAATTGAAAGCTTCCAAGGAGAATCTCTTTTAGAAATTTGCATAAATAAAGTAAGGAAGTGCGATTTCTCAAAAATAGTTTTATTAACAAATTGCAATCACGCAAAACTAGAAGCAAGAAAATATTCTATTGAATGTATTTTTGAAGAGCAAAAAAAGTTAAGCGGGTGGATGAGTATTGCGGCAAAAAAATATCTTTTCTCTTACGGTTTTTTCATCAACCCAGACTACCCTAACTTAGAGCAGTCAACCATAATGCAATATTCGCACGAAGCTTCTTTAAAAAAATTTGATTCTAGCTTTTCTTGTATCAACTCTTGCGATTTTCCTTTATGGAAAAATAATCAACCCTACAATTTTTCAATAAATTACAGAGAAGAACCCTTATTAGAACCCTGTGTTTTAGAGAATAATATATTTTATATACGATCAAGAGATTCAATCATCAAAGACGGAAACCTATATTCTGGTGTAATAAAACCATTGGTCGTATCTTTTGAAGAAATGATTAATAGTAAATTTAAAAATTTTTTTAATTTTTATAAAACAACCCCTATTATAAATAAAACATCAAAAGATCCCTACCAATATTTAAATCACAAAAACACATGGTTAAAAAAGTAAAAAATATTATTATAACTGGCGTTACAGGTCAAGACGGAAGTCATATGGCAGATTATCTTCTTAAATTTTTAAGAGAGGATCTGGGTCAAGATAGTTTTATGCTTCATGGAGCGGTTAGAAGACTGAGTGTTAAAAATCACGAAAACATTTTACACTTAGAGAGCGATCCTAATTTTACTTTAATAGATATGGATTTAAATGACGCTCACAGTATTAGAGATGTTATAATAGATATACAACCAGATTACTTTTTAAATTTTGCAGCACAATCATTTGTAGCTGGAAGCTGGAAATACCCTATACAAACTTGGGATACGGATGCTAATGCTGTACTACATATCCTAGAGTCCATAAGGAGGTTTGCGCCAAAATGTAAGTTCTATAATGCTGGATCCTCGGAAGAATTTGGAGATATTGTAACTTCGCCTCAATCAGAAGAACACCCACTAAGACCTCAGTCTCCTTATGGAGCAGCTAAATGTGCGGCAAGACATTTGGTTAGAGTATACAGAGAGTCTTATAATTTATTTGCAGTACAAGGCTGGCTATTCAACCATGAAGGAGTAAGAAGAGGTTTGGATTTCGTAACGAGAAAAATCTCTAATGGAGTAGCAAAAATAAAAATAGCTCTTGAAAACGGCAAGGAGCCTCCCGTACTAAAGTTAGGAAATCTAGATGCCCAAAGAGACTGGACTGATGCGGAAGACTTTATGGCTGGAGTTTGGTTAATGGTTAATAACAAAGAACCAAAAGAATATGTTTTGGCTAGTGGAGAAATGCATACTGTTAGAGAATTCGTGCAACACGCTTTATTTTTCGCAGAAATAAGTTATAAAAGAGAAGGTTCTGGAAGTGAGGAAAAATTTTATACCAATGATGGCAAATTAATAGTATCGGTTGACCCAAAATATTATAGACCTGCAGAAGTTCATCAACTCTTGGGAGATCCAACCAAAGCTGAGAAAGAGCTTGGCTGGAAAAGAGATGTAAACTTTATGGGCTTGGTTCAAAAAATGGTAGAGAATGACATCAAATTACTTAGATAAAAAAATATACATCGCTGGTCACAACGGAATGGTTGGTTCTGCAGTGGTAGACAGGCTATTCGATCAAGGTTACAAAAAACTCATTGTAAGTGATAGGCATTCAGTAGACTTAAGAAGCCAACAGAAAGTTAATGATTTTATGGTTCATGAAAGACCTGAAGTTGTTATAATTTGCGCTGCCAAGGTTGGTGGAATTTTAGCGAATAATACATACAGAGGCCAATTCTTATATGATAATTTATCTATTGCTTCAAATTTAATTCATGCAGCCCACTGCCAAGGAGTAGAAAAATTAATCTTTCTAGGTTCATCTTGCATATACCCTAAATCTTGCCCACAACCCATTAAAGAGGAATATCTACTTACTTCATCTTTAGAATATACTAATGAACCTTATGCGATAGCAAAAATCGCTGGACTCAAAATGTGTGAAAGCTATTATGATCAATACAATAGTAATTTTTACTCTATAATGCCTTGTAATCTTTTTGGTGAAAATGATAATTTCGACTTGGAAACATCTCATGTTCTACCAGCATTAATAAGAAAAGTCCATGAAGCTAAAGAGCAAAATTCTGAGTTTGTTGAGGTATGGGGTTCAGGCAAACCTCTTAGAGAATTTTTATACGTTCAAGATTTAGCGAGAGCAGTTGAAACCTGCATAACTAATGTTGAAGCAAAAGATATATACAGTCAAAATATTAGTCATATTAACATAGGGTCTGATGACGAAGTATCAATTAAAGAATTGGCTGAAATTATATGTAAAGTTATAGGTTATGAGGGTTATTTAAAATTTGATAGCTCCAAACCAGATGGAACAATGAGAAAGAAGATGGATAATACTTTAATTAAGAACCTCGGCTTCAAACAAAAATATTCTCTAGAAGAAGCCTTATTAAAAACTTATCAACACGCTCTCCAATTATGGCAATCATAGATACATCTAACCCAATTGGCCCTATAAGACCTTGGGGCAGATATGAAGTGCTTTACGAATCTGAAACTTGTAAAGTAAAAAGAATTATCGTAAAACCTCAACAAAGACTAAGTTATCAATATCACTTCAAGCGTCAAGAAGCCTGGACAATTATCCAAGGGACTGCAACAATTACTTTAAATGATGAGATAAAAGATTATCAAACTGGATCAACAGCTTTAATCCCTCTTAAAGCAAAGCATAGGGTAGAAAACAAAGACCCTAAAAAAGACTTGATTTTTATTGAAGTTCAAACAGGAAGCTATTTTGGTGAAGATGATATCATACGCATAGAAGATGATTATGATAGACCAGAAAAATTCGAGACTCCAGATAATACTCTTTTTCTTTAGTTTAGTGTAATACTAAACCTATGGTTTTATCTATATTAACAGCAATTACTGCCTTAAGTATATCTATAACGGCAGCATATTTTAGTATAATTGGTTTAGCAACCATGTTCCCTGGTGCAGAAGGGGCAATCATACTCATGGGTGGAGTACTAGAGCTAGGAAAAATTATTGCAGCTTTATGGCTTCACGGCCATTGGAATTCGTTAGCTAAGCTAGTAAAAACATATTTATGTATTGCCGTAGTTATATTAATGTTTATAACCAGCATGGGAATTTTCGGCTTTCTAAGTAAGTCTTACGTTATTCACGAAGCGCAAACAAACAAAGAAGCTGCTAAATTAACTCAAATAGAAAATAAAATCGAAAGGCAACAATTTATTATCGCTGAAGCTCAAAAAATTATTGATTCTCGAAGAGACCAATCAGTAAATACCACGGATAAAATTACAGTTTTCATTAAACAAGAAGAAGAAAGAATATCAAAATTAAATACAATAGCAAAAGAATCTATTGCTCAAGAAGAATCAAATATAAATAGATGGAAAACAGAAATACAACAACTTAATCAAATTATATCTGATTTAGAAAAAAAATCTGGTTTATTCTCTAATAATAAAAAGAAAATAGAAGCAGAACAAATCAGACAGGCTCCCATTATAGAAGGATTAAATAAAAAAATATCAGGAGCAGAAGATTCAATACAGTCGATTAAAAATAATAACCAAAATAATATAAAAGAAATCACCGATAAAATCAAAGAGTTACAAAACTCCATTATCGAAAGAACAACAGGTAAAAGCGAAGATGCTGATTTAGCTCAGAAAAAAATAGACGAAGCTCAAGCAATTATCGATGAATTAGCCCTAGAAAAGTTTGATTTTGAAAACTCAATGAGAGAACTTGAAGTAGAAGTTGGACCAGTAAAATATATAGTTGAATTAGTAGGAGACTTTTTTGATAAAGATGTATCCCTAGGGACAGCAGTTCGCTTTGTAATTATATCTTTAATTTTTGTTTTTGATCCATTGGCAGTTATTCTTATTGTTATATCTGTACATTCCTTAACTACTTCTTATGGAAAAATAAAAAAAGCCACAGCCTTAGAACAACAAGTTGCAGAAGCAGAAGTTCAAATATTAAAGTTGGAACAAGAATATCAAAAATATATTAATAAATCAGAAAAAATTCTTTCCCAAGAAAATCAAAAACTAAAATCTAAAATAGATGGAGAATTATCTTCAATTCAGCAAGATATACAAAATAAAAAAACTCAATTAGAGAAAGAAATCAAACAACTTCGAGAAATTAAAGACAAGATTAATTCTTCTAAAATTGGTAGTGGCAGAAACCATTGGAATCAATAAAGTACAGCTTGACTTTTTTCTTTAATTACCGTATACTATTACGGTGAAGTTAAATAAAAAGCATATAATAGAAAAATTAGTCATAGTACCAAAAACCCAAAAAAGACCTTTTTGGGCAAGGGAAATGAAAATGCTTAATGGACTTATGTCTGAATTTAACAATGAAAAATTCTGGCGAGATCTTTCCTTTAGAGATAAGTATGATAGCCTAGCTTATTTTATATCTGAATATGGAAAAAAAATGTTAAAAAAGAGATTCAATGAATATAATTATAAGTTACCAGAAATAAAATCTCCTAAACTAGAAGAAAAAATAGGAGAGGATAAAAAAATAAAAAAACAACCATCAACAATTAATCAATTTTTAAAATAATGGGAGCAACACAAGAACTAATAGAAGATTTTCTTAATGCAAAAGAAAATAAAAAATTTCACTTCAATCATCACGAAGAAATTAATTACAAAATCCCAAGTGGAAGCCTTAACCTAGATCTAGCTTTAGACGGAGGCTTACCAGCAGGAGTTCATAGGTTTACAGGAATAAACGAAGGGGGCAAAACTAGTTGCGCCATGATGTTCGCTAGGAACTTTCAAGAGATGTTTCCTAAAGATGGAATGGTTGTATATATAAGAAGTGAAGGGAGATTATCTCCAGAATCTCTAAAAAGATCTGGAATTAATACAGATAAAGAAAGCTTTTTCGTTTTTGATTGTAATGTATTTGAAAAAGTTTTTGAACTAATCAGAATGTTGGTGTCAGAAAATAAAGATAATAAAAAGTTTTTCTTTATAATTGATAGCGTTGACGCGCTTTGTAGAGAAAACGATTATAATAAGCCTTTCGTAGAATCAGAACAAGTTGCAGGAGGAGCTTTAATTACTTCTGTATTTTTAAAGAAAATGGTTCTCCCTATAATGAAATCAAACCACGTAATGATTTTAACTTCTCAAGTTAGGATTGAAGTTTCTTCAAATCCATATGCTTCGAGAGGAGGGCCAAAGACTAAACAAGCAGGAGGAAACGCGGTTAAGCATTATGCTAATTACATACTAGAATTTGAAGAGCGTTACTCTAATGACATTATATGGGAAAATCCATCTGCAGCAAGAATAGAAGATAAAGGCAATCCTATCGGACATATTTGTAAAATTAAATTTAGAAAAAGTATTAATGAAAAAACCAATGCTTCAGTAAGATACCCCATTAGATACGGAATGACAGATGGAAGAAGTATATGGGTAGAAAAAGAGCTATTGGATATGTTAAGAATCTGGGGCTTGATTGAACAAAAAGGGGCTTGGATCAATTTCGACAAAGATATTATTGAAGCTGCTGCAAAAGAAAAAATCGAACTGCCAGAAAAAATACAAGGAGAGCAAAAGTTAGTTAATTTAATAGAGGAAAGTTTAGAAACTCAAACATTTTTGTTAGATTTTATAAATAAATTAATATCTAATATTTAATGAAATTTCAAACTCTCCACGGGGCAGTAAGATCAGTAAAAAAACCTCAGAAATATTTAATTTCATGGGGTGGCAAAAGTTTAAGCGAATTTCAATTCTCTGTTAAAAAATTTCTAGAACCTTTTTGGTCTAATCACGTAGTATTTGAAGAATTTCCAATTGCAGGAACAAAATTAAGCTTGGATTTTTTTAATGCCTCTAAAAAGATTGCTGTAGAAGTCCAAGGAGCACAGCACACAAAATACACTCCCTTCTTTCATGGCAACAGCAAGTCTAATTTTATAGCACAACTTAAAAGAGATAAAGATAAATTAAATTTTTGCAGGTTAAACGACATAAAACTTGTTGAAATCTATCCTGACGATAAAATAAATAAAATGCTATTTAAAAAACAAGGTGTAATATTATTATAACATGAGTAAAGAAGAATTTGATCCAGAAGAATTTGACCCAGAACAAATCGAACAATTTGCAATACCTAAGAGCATGCTAGAAAGGCTTTATGATTTTACAGGTTCTACCAATAAAGATAGGGGATTTTGTTTATCTTATGTCACACAAAATGGAGAAGTAATGGTTATACATAAGGCAGATAGCCAGATTATTGACTTAGGTTTAAGAAAAGGTCTCGAAAAGTATTTAATTGAACTAGAAGAAAGTGAATCTGGAGGCCTAGACCCTCAATAATATTCCTTGACTTAATAAGTAATATTTGATATATTACTTTTTAATGATTTTTTCACACGAATTAGAACAACACCTTCTTGCAGGATTATTAAAATATCCAAACAGCTTTTTTCAAATATCAAACTTCATAAATGAAGATGATTTTAGAGCAAGTGACGAAGACTTAAACAAAACTATTTTTAAAATATTAAAGCAATGTATAGAAGCTGGAGATACAGTAGATGATATATTAATTGCCCAGAGAGTTAAAGATTTAAATATAAGCTTTGCGAGCAAAGTAAATCCTACAGATTTTATTAAATCTTTATCCATGAGAAAAATCTCTGAAGCTTCAATATTAGATGTAGCGAAAGATCTTAAAAAATTTACTGTTAGAAATGAAATCATGGGATCTGCATTAAATGTTGCAAATACCATGAAAAAAATTAGTACTGCCTCAAGTTTTGATGAGATAATTGATGCAGCAGATTCTAAATACAACTCAAATATAGACCTATACTTTAGAAGAAAACATACTCCAGAAAACATTTTTGATAAAATGGAGGAGATTATTGAAGAAAGAGGTAATAACCCTCAAACAGAATTTGGGTTAATGGGTCCTCATGAAAGTATTAATAATTTATATGGATCTTTATTAAGGCCAGGAAACATTACCGTTATAGTTTCTAGATCTGGAGTAGGAAAGACAACCTTTTGTTTGGATTACTGTACAAAAGTATCGCTCAAATATGATAATGTCCCTGTTTTGCATTTTGATAATGGTGAAATGAGCGAAGAAGAAATAATGATGCGTCAGTGCGCAGCCTTATCAGGAGTTCCAATGTATTACCTAGAAACAGGTTCTTGGAGGCAAAATCCAGATTTAGTAGAGAAGGTAAGGAAGGTTTGGCCAGTAATTAAAAATATGAAATTATATTATTATAATGTAGCAGGTCAATCAGTAGATCAAATGATAAATATAATGCGCAGATTTTATTTTTCCAAAGTAGGAAGAGGCAACAAAATGATTTTTAGTTTTGATTACATTAAAACTACCTCTGAACAAAACTCAAACAACTTATCTCACTGGCAATTAGTTGGAGATATGGTTACAAAATTTAAAAACTTCATTCAGGACGAGATCGTTTTTGAAGATGGTCCAGTTATAGGAATGTTAACTAGCGTCCAATCGAACAGGTTAGGTATCACAAATAACAGAAACTCTGATAACGTTGTGGACGACGAGAGCATTGTTTCTTTATCAGATCAAATAACTCAATTCAGCTCTCATTTGTTTTCTCTACGAAAGAAAACTCTCGATGAACTAGCTGAAGACCCCGAAGGTTTCGGAACTCATAAATTAATATGCTTCAAGAATAGATTTTTAGGTAAAGATGCCGAGCGAGCATTAAATGAAGTAGAGCTCCCAGACGGAAGAAAGAAAAAGAATTACATTAATCTTGAGATGAATAACTTTGACATCAAAGACGTAGGAGATCTTCAAGATATGGTTAATTATCAAAACTCAAATAACATATCCTTGACCTCAAACGAAGACGACTTACTTTTAGATATATGAGTAGTGAAGTAGATGTAGACTTTGAGTCAATATTAGAAACTTTAGGTTATTCGTTGAATGACCGTGGAGACTATTGGCAAACTTCAGCAGTATTTAGAGACGGAGATAACCCTACAGCTATACAAATTTATAAAAATTCTGGAGTTTGGAAAGATTATGTAGAAGATAGTAAATTTTTACCATTTTCAGCTTTAGTTAAAAAGAGTAGTCATAACTTAACTAAGGAAGAGTTGGAAGCTATTTTAAAAAATGAATCCATAAATGAACCATTAGTTAAAAATGAAAACTCAACAGTTTTATATGAAGATCTATATAATGAATTATGTTTGGAAGATTTACTACCTCATTATAAATTTTATCAAAATAAAGGTATTCCAAAAGATTTATTAATTGAATTAGATTCTGGTTTAGCAACTAAGGGTCAAATGTACCAACGCTATGTATTTCCTATTAGGAATGAATATAATCAAATTCATGGTTTTGCTGGAAGAGATATGTCAAACAGTTCTACCAGACCTAAATGGAAACATATCGGCAGAAAGAGTAACTGGATTTACCCTCATTATAATCTAAACATTGAAAATTATTCTCAAGTTCTTTTAGTTGAGAGTGTTGGAGATATGCTTTCAATAAAAAGTCATTCCGATTATGATTGTTTGGTTACATTTGGTTTAGAAGTGTCTCCTACTTTACTAACGTTTTTGGTATCCATTAACCCTGAAAAAATTATTATATCTTTTAATAACGATTCTAGCTCTTCTGAAAACAGAGGGTTAAATGGAGCTATCAAAAACTACTTAAAGTTACTTTCGTTTTTTGATCAGTCTAAACTTAATATTTGTTTACCTGTTAAAAATGATTTCGGAGACATGAATAAAGAAGATTACGACTCATTTAATAATAAACTAAATAATATATTTAACAAAGATCAGTCTAGCTATATAATAGACTACTCAAAAAAAATAAAATTGTCAAAAACCTTGCTCAATAATTTAAAAAAACTATAATATGTCTGAAGATAGGTCACCGCTCTCAGCGAGTAAAATAAAAACATTACAAAGTTGCTCTTGGTTATATTGGTGTTCTTATCATTTAAAACTGCCAGACACTGCAAATGATGGAGCTTCTAGAGGTACAGTATGCCACCAATTGTTCGAGTGCCTAGGCAACCCTAGGCACAAAAAACACTACAATTCAATAATAAAAAGCGGAAATATATGGAAAAATAAAGTGATATCAAGATATATAAAAACTCTATCTTCAAGTTTAAATGTAGATAACGAAGAGAATTTAGCTTTAATTAACGATATGATAATGAATGGTTTAAAATATGATTTTTTTGGTGGGTCAGAAAGTAAACCATCAGAAGCAATATCAGAAAAATCTTTTTTAATTCATGAAGATACTGAAGACGTTAAATACTCCATTAGAGGTTTCATAGATAAACTATTTTTATATAAAAAAAAGTCACTCGCCTTAATTAGAGATTTTAAAACTAGTAAAAAAGTTTTTACAGGAAAAGATGTTACAGATAATTTGCAAGCCCTAATGTATACTCTTGCAGTTAGTAAATTATACCCTAAAATCAAGAATAGAGATGCTGAATTTTTATTTTTAAAGTTCAATCTTGAAGATGATATGCTAGGAGGCAAAGGAGAAGGGGTTGTTAATATCTCAAATATAAGAGATGCAGAGCTTAAAGGCTTTGAGTATTTTTTGACTGAAATACAATCTGTAGTTGATAACTTTAATGAAAGAGATGCTGAATCTAACTTGGCGGCAACACAAGACTATCCTTCAGATGGAAGCTTCGGAGGCCCCTTATCTTGTGGTTTTGCAAAAAAACCAGGCCAACTCAAAAAAGATGGGACTAAAATGTGGCATTGCCCTCATAAATTTCCTTATAACTATTTTAAATTATTAAATAAAGATGGAGAATTAATTAAAACCTCAATGAACAAGTCAGATCTTGAAAATTTAAAACAAGATTCAGATAAAATAATTAAACAGTATTACGAAGGTTGTCCACATTGGAATCAAAAAGATGATTTTGATTTATGAGGGTCAATATTGTAGGCTGCGGTCTTTCTGGGGTTACTGCGGCGATTAAACTTAAAGAAAAAGGTCATAAGGTAGAAATTTTTGAAACCAGAAATCATATAGGGGGAAATTGCTATGACCATGAAGTCGAAGGTGTCAATGTTCACGAGTACGGATGCCATATTTTTCATACTAGCAACAAAAAAGTATGGGAATTCGTAAATAGATACTCTGAATTTAATAATTACATTCATAAAACGCGAGCAAATACAAAGGAGGGCTTAATATCTATACCTTTTAGCAAAAAAACTATAGAACAAATAGGTAAAGATTTAAACAGCAAAGAAATTATAGATTTAATTTTTAAAGAGTATTCAGAAAGGCACTGGGGAATACCTTGGAATAAACTTCCTAAATCAATATCGAAAAGGATCCCAAATAAAAGAGATAATTACGATGATAGGTATTTTACATCAAAGTACCAAGGTATACCTATAAATGGTTACACCCCAATGTTTAATGCTATGCTTGATGGAATTAAGGTAAATCTATCGGTAGACAGAGATACGTGTAAAAAACTTAAAGCAGATTTAACTATTTGGACCGCTCCAATATCTCAATACTTTGACTCTCAGTTAGGAGAACTACCATATCGATCTTTAAAATTTGTACATAAAAAAACGAAAAGAGATCATAATAAATTTTCTTTTAATCTTGGCGGGGTCATTAATGAATGCAATAAAAAACCATTCAATAGAACCTCTGATTCTTCTGTATTCTTAGATCAACGCCCTGAGTATACGGTGCTTACAAAAGACTACCCAGAAGAATACGTTCCAGGAAAAAATGAACCGATTTATCCTAAAAATTTTGGAGAAGGCGCTGAGCTATATGAAAAATATAGACAACTCGCTAAAAATAAAAAAGACGTAATATTTCTCGGTAGATTAGCAACTTATAAGTATATAGATATGCACCAAGCTATAGGTTCAGCATTGCAAGTTATTAACAAGCTTGATTAACGCTTGATATACACAAAAATAAATGCTAAAATACCTTTTTAAACAAAATACAATAACAAAAAACATAACATAGAATGTCTGTGTACAAACATAAATGACCACCCCCATGAACGTAAAAAAGAGGAACGGAAGGCTTGAAGATTTTAATGTTGATAAGATCAATGCATGCGCTCAAAGAGCGTGTGAAAACATAGAAAATGTCTCAGCCAGCGAAATAGTTTTAGATGCTCAATTACAATTGTTCGACAAGATTAAAACAACAGATATAGATAAAGCCTTAATACTTTCAGCAAGAGAAAAAATAGAAAAAGAGCCGAATTATTCTTACGCTGCAGCAGGACTACTACTTAACACTTTATATAAAGAAGTATTCAAAGAGAGCGCAGATTCAGATGCCTTTAAACTTCAATATAGAAAAAGTTTTATACAAAACACTAAAAAATTAGTAAAAGAAGGATTCCTTAATCCTAAACTACTAGAATATGATTTAGGTAAATTATCAGAAGCTTTAAAAATTAGAAGAGATAAATCTTTTAAGTATCTAGGCATACAAATTTTAGCCGATAGATATTTTATTAGACAAGATGGAAAAATTATGGAAGCTCCTCAAAGTTTCTGGATGCGTGTATCTATGGGTTTAGCACTTAACGAAGAAAATAAAGAAGAGTGGGCAATAAAATACTATAATCTATTTAGTCAGTTTTTATACACCTCATCAACCCCAACGCTTTTTAATAGTGGAACAACACATTCACAACTTAGTTCCTGTTATCTTAATACTTTTGACGATAGTATTGATGGTATCTTTGACGGTGCTTGGCAAGAAGCTAGGAAATCAAAATACGCTGGTGGCCTTGGCCTTGATGTTACCCCTTTTCGTTCTACAGGCTCTCATATTCAGGGAACTAACGGCATCTCTAGCGGGCTTGTTCCTTGGCTTAAAATATACAACGATCTTTTGGTGGCAGTAAATCAAGGTGGTAAGAGGCCAGGCGCTGGATGTGCTTACCTAGAGCCTTGGCACTTAGACTTTGAAGATTTTCTTAACTTAAGAAGGAATACTGGTGATGACCGCTTGCGTTGTCATGATATGAATACGGCTTCATGGATACCAGATGAGTTCATGCGTAGAGTTAAGAACGAAGAGGATTGGTATTTCTTTGATCCAGGCGAAATGGTTTATGAAGATGGAAAAACTCTTCACGATTATTTTGGTAAAGCTTTTGATGACAGGTATGAAGACGCTTGTCGAGCTGCGGAATATGGAGAGATTAAAAATTTTAGAAAAATTCCAGCCAAAGAACTCTGGAAAAAAATGTTAAAAGTTCTTTTTGAAACTTCTCACCCTTGGAATACTTTTAAAGACCCATGTAACATTCGTTATACAAATCAGCAAGAAGGAGTTGTCAGGAGTTCGAATCTTTGTACAGAAATCACTTTGCATACAAAAGCATCGAAATACAAAAAAGGAGAAAAGATTGAAGTAGGAGAAACAGCGGTTTGTAATCTTGGTTCAGTTAATTTATTAAACCACTTAAAAGAAGACAATACTTTAGATTTCGAAAAGCTAGAATCAACAATACATACTGCTATTAGAGCTCTAGATAGTGTGGTAGATATTAACTTTTACCCAACTAAAGAAGCTGAAAATAGTAATTTAAGACATAGGCCTATCGGCTTAGGAATGATGGCCCTGCATGATGTTTGTCACAGAATGAATATCAATATTGATAGCGATGAAGCTATTGAATTCAATGATAAACTGTTTGAATTTTATTCTTACCATGCTATTCTTGCAAGTTCTAAATTAGCAAAAGAAAAAGGCAAGTATCAAACCTTTGAAGGTTCTTTATGGAGTCAAAATAAGTTGCCGATAGACTCTTATGCAGACTTAATGAAGTACAAGCGTAAAGAATTTAAACAAGAGACTTCACTAGATTGGGACATTGTTCGCAATAGCATTGCAGAAAACGGAATGCGTAATAGTAATGTTATGGCAATCGCTCCAACTGCTACAATTGGTTACATTAATGGCGTTGAACAAAGCATTGAACCAAACTTTTCAGTCTTATTTGTTTACGAAAATAAAAGCGGAAACTTTTATATTACAAACCCTCATTTTGTTAAAGATATGAAAGATGCAGGTCTTTGGTCCTCTGAAATTGCCACTATGGTAAAGAATGCAGACGGAGATTTATCTTTACTAAAAGAAGTAATACCAGAAAATATTGTAAATAAATACAAAACGGCATTTGACAGAGACATGTTTCAATTAATTAAAGCTAATGGAGTTCGCCAAAAATGGATAGACCAAGCAGTAAGTTTCAATCTTTATAATAAGTCTACATCTCTTAAATATTTAAATGACATATATATGGCATGCTGGGAAGAAGGTTTAAAAACAACTTATTACTTAAGAAATAGGGCCGCATCTAAAGTTGAAAAATCTAATGTTGATACTACACATAATAGCGAAGAAGCTACGGCTTGCAGCATTGAAGCAATGAAAAACGGAGAAACTTGTGAGAGTTGCCAATAAATAAAAATACGTGTATATATAATAGATGGATCTAGTTGAACTAAATAATAAAATACATTCCGCAACAAAAGCGGAACTACAATCCAATTTATCCACGTGGAAAAACAGTATAAAAACCGTTCTCTTAGCAAATAGAGTTGAAGACGAGATTTATTATAAAAATCATACGGGTAGAGAATTATTTAGTAAGTTGTATAATTTTGGAATGACCACTGAATTAACTGCAATCAACGATACCTATGATGCAGGCTTCAGACCTACAACTGTAACAGGAATTAAAGCTTAATTTTTTTCTTGTTTTTGGTCCTTATTTATGTTATGATCGTTATATATAGATATGAATGACAAAACAGGAGAACTTTTAACTAAAAATATCGCAGGAGTAAACCGCATACTCCCCCACAAACACAAATATGCATGGGACTTATTTCTAAAAAGTTGTGCAAACAATTGGATGCCAACAGAAATTTCTATGCAAAACGATATCAAACAATGGAAAAACAATGAAATTACAGATGATGAAAAATTACTTGTTAAACGCTGTCTTGGGTTTTTCGCTGGATCTGAGTCTTTGGTTGGTAATAATCTTTTGCTTAGCGCCTTTAAGTATATTACAGACGCTGAGTGCCGTCAGTATATCTTGCGCCAAGCATTTGAAGAGAGTCTTCACAATTTAACTATTGTATATATCTGCGACAGTCTAGATTTAGATATAGATGAAGTGTTTGCCGCTTATGAAACTATCCCTAGTATTAAAGCTAAAGATGATTTCTTGATGGAGATTACGAATGATATCAGTAGACAAGACTTTAACCCTCATTCTAAAGAAGGCAAACAAGAAATTTTAAGAAACTTTTTAACTTATTGGATTGTTTGCGAGGGAACGTTTTTCTTTAGTGGTTTTGCTATGCTGCTTGCTTTGGGTAGACAAAATAAACTTCAAGGCATTTCAGATCAAATCAAATATACCTTGAGAGATGAAAGTTCTCATATTGCTTTCGGAACTTACTTGATTAATACTTTAATTGAGCAGAACCCTTCTATATGGACTAAAGCTATTCAAGAAGAATTCGTAGAACACATTAAAAAAGCTGTTGAGTTAGAGATTAAATATGCACATGATGTATTACCGACTGGAATCTTAGGTTTAAACGCTGATATGTTTGTAGATTACATGCATTACATTGGCAATCGAAGGCTTGAAGCAATTGGTTTAGATTATAGGTTCCCAAGTGATAATAATCCATTTCCATGGCTAGGAGAAGTTGTTGATGTACAAGCTATGGGCAACTTTTTTGAAAGAAGAGTCAGAGAGTACCAACAAAGCGGTTCTCTAGAAGACGATTTCTAATGTCTGCTGCGGGGGTAGTTTTAATTTCTGGAGATTTAGTCTTGTTATGTAAGCGGGCTGAGTTTTTTGAAGGTCAGAGATTGCCGTACGGAGGTTTTTGGTCTCCATTTGCAGGTGCTATTGAACAAGGAGAAACTCCAGCTCAAGCAGCCAAACGAGAACTATATGAAGAATCTGAAATTGATTTACCTATAGAACTTTTTAAGTTTAATAAGACTATTTTAAGAACTATAAACGAACAATACAATAAAGATTTTCATTTGTTTGTTGTAGAACTTGATTCAATTCCAGAAGTAGTTTTAGATGAGGAGCATACAGAACAAGGAACATTTTTAATAGAACATCTTCATACTATAGAACCCATAGATGAAGAAATTATAAAAGTTATAAAAAGTTATATAAAAAATAGAAATTAATTTTTTAAAGTATAACATATTACTTTATTTTTATTATGAAAACAAAAACAACTATTCTTACGGCCTTTTTGGCCTTGATTTCTAACGTATCCCTGCTTGGCGCAGGAGCACTTTCCTTGGGTTATTCCTCGGACTATGTGCGAAGAGGAGCTCTTGTTTCAGCAGAAGCTCTTCAAGCGTCTGTAGGTTATTCAGCGGATGTGTCTGGGCTACGGTTAAGCGGATCTGTTTTCTCTAACCAGCCAACTGGAGCTGAAGAAGACACATATCTTATTAAAGGCGGTGCAGGAACACAGCTAGGAGAACTTCTCAATGTTTATGTTGGACTTGAGCATTTTGAAACGCTTAATGGGGATGCAGATCTAGATGTTGCCGCAGAAGTTGGCATCAACTCTGCACTTAATCCTGGTCTTTATGTTGCTAGAGATACTGATGATGACCTTTATACTTTTGAAGGGTCAGTTTCTCACGATGTAACTTTAAAAGATCTAACATTAAGCTTTGGAGCTTTATATGGTTATACAGATATTACAGAATCCACAGATGAAACATATTACGTACTTAGCGCAGGTACATCTGTAAGCATTTCTGACTCAGCAGATATTGAGTTAACCTACGACTACGTAGATTCAGATCTTTCTGCTGAAGATAATGTATTTGGAATCGCTCTTAATGTAAATTTCTAATCAAAACAATAATAATATCATGGATAATATCATTAACACACTCAAGACCGCAATTACTGGTCTTTTCGGATTACTCGTATCAATCGTAGGCTTACTTATCGTAGCTCAAGTAGTTTTCGGTGAAGCTGCAGGTATGAATGTCATTGGCAACCTACAAAGCATTGTTAGCGGCTTTGTCGGTCCAGGAGCAAGTCTGGCAGGTTTAGTAACTTTACTACTTATTGTTGGTCTACTCAACAAAAACTGCTGCAAAAGCAAGTAATTAAATTTAATAATTACTTTTTAAGCCGCCTTCGGGCGGCTTTTTTTTTGCACAAACATTCTTTTTTTCGTGTATAATAGTTTATGGAATTAGACTTTTCAGAAGAAATAAAATATATGGAGTGCTACGCATGCGAAACTGAAGGCCTAGAAACAGAAGTCAGTTTTGAAGCATGGGCAGAAGAAAAAAATAAAGGTAAAGCATTAAATAAACCTTTTAGAACCTCTGGAGGACCAAAGAAATTTTCTGTTTATGTTAAAAACGATAAAGGCAATGTAGTTAAAGTAAATTTTGGAGACCCGAATATGTCTATAAAGCGAGACAACCCCGAAAGAAAAAAATCTTTTAGAGCTCGCCACAACTGCAGCAACCCTGGCCCAAAATGGAAAGCTAGATACTGGAGTTGCAGAATGTGGTCAGGAAAAAGTGTCAATAAGATCACCAAAGGTTCAGATATGACAGATGAAGAAGTCCTCGCATTTCTAGATGAATCAGAAGGAGAGCTTACAGAACAACAAAAAAAATTACCACCTGCAGTACAGAAAAAAATTCTAAAAAATCAAAGCAAAGACAAAAAAACTCCTAATAAAAAAGATGCCGACAAAAAATATTCCAACAAAAAAGAAGAAAAAAGCGAAGAGTCAGAAGCAAAACGAGGATTATGGGATAATATCAGAGACAAGAAAAAAAGAATGGGCAAAAAATATAAAGCCGCAAAGCCTGGAGATAAAGATCGACCAGATCCAAAATCATGGAAAAAAGCCCAACAAAAGAAAGATGATTAATTATGCCAAGTATATATGATGTAGCCGAGTTGTTTCCTGGTTGGTCGGGATCTGCTTTAACAAGTGATGAACACCACCCAGCCCAGTTTCTTAATTCTGGAGAAACGCTAACTCTAGGAGCAAATGAATCTGGAATATTTATTCCTGCTTGCGACTTTAAATATGAAGTTGATAAAGTTGATACAGACAATCCAAATCAAGATAGTAGATATTTAATATGGAATATGCTTGAAAGACTTTCTGACTATATAGCCTTCGAGCAACCTGAGTATAGATCAATCTCTATATCAGAGTCCAATATTAATTTCTTCCAGTCTGACCTTGGAAGTTTAAGAAAGAAAGATTATAATATATCTCTTTGGTTTAAACCTTTAACTCAATTAGAGATTTCAGAGAACCTAGATTTTAATATAGATAAAACATACGAAAATTAATTCTAGGCTTGAGTCAGTTAATTATAGATTCAAGTTTATCTGCTCCACCTAGTAAAGTTTATTGTTTTAGAGATTTAACTTTGTATGCAAAGTGTTTTGCATTTGATATTGTTTTATTAAAGTGTGAATCAGGTACTAGAACTTTTTATAGAGATTGGTTAAAAAACTATGGAGCTTTTGATTTTGTTGATGATTTAATTTTAAACCATGAAAAAGAACATGGTTTTACAATAGGAACAACTTCTTGTAATATAAATGTAGATAGAATTTGTTATGAAAATTTAAATTTTTTAATTTCTTCAATCAATTCTTTTAAAAAGCACGAATAAAGTATATTATAATCATGGACTACACTGCTAAAATCGCCATCTTTGACCCCTGCACTCATTTCGAACACGCAGAAGGCAAGCTTCAAGAGCTTTTAGAAAATTATTTAATAAAGGTTCCCTCTTCTAAATATAAATTCGATTGGTTTTTTATGTTTAATAGAGGAGAAGAAGAAAATTATAAAGACCTTTTAATTTATGAGGGACATCCAAATATTAATAAAATTTATTTAATTAATGAAAAAATACCAGAAAAAGAAGATGTTTACATCAGGCAACACAGCCTTAGATTTTCTAATGAATTAGAAAAAATCGAATATACTCAAGTTAAAATGCCTGAATTTCTTCCTGCCTTAGGGGGAGCGTCTGGTCCAAATTTAGGTTTTTATTTAGCTATAGAGATTCTTTTTTCTAGATATAAGCATGATTACTTCTTTATGGTAGAACATGATAGTAGGCCTTGCCAAGATTATTGGTTTGATCATATGTTTGATTATGTAGATGAAAAAGATTTTTTAATTGCTGGGAGTAAATACAAAGGCCACCAAAAGTGGCACTACGTACTTAATTATAAAGATCACTTAAATGGAATAGGAATCTATAAAAACGACAAGCGGCTTTTAGATTTTGTCAAATCTTGCAAAGATTATAATTCTACGGTTATCAATGAATCAGACTGGTGCATTAATTTTGATATTTTACTTTATAAATTTTTACAAACTCATAAAGGAAAGAGCGTAATTAATCATAAAAACCCTTTTATTAACACGGATTTCATAACTAACGTTAGCGATCCTAATGACTATTATTTATCAGAAAAAAATATTCTAGATAATCACCCTAATACAATTATTATTCATCAAAAAAAATATCAAAATCTTCAGAAATTCAGGAGAAAATATGTTGAAGACGAATTCAAAGGTTTATTTAGCTCCAAGAACTATCCAGAGTCTTGCATGTTTCTTTTAAGGCAGCCGAGAGGTGCAGGAAATTGGCTAATAAATTCAATTACAGCAAGCATAGCCTTAACTAGCAATTACATACAAGATGCCTACCCAGTCCCTTATTTCTTAAAAATTAAAGTACCAATACCAAAAACTAAAAAGCATACAGTATGTGACTTTTTTTTTATGTCAAACAGGCTAATCGAGTCTTTTAAGAGGGGCTTTAAAAGCGCTACTGCGGAATTAACTCCAGCTCAATTCAGGACAGTTTATGCAGAAATAAAAGAATTTGTTAGGCCGATATTAATATGTAACGACCCTTTTACTCATAGTAATAATTTTAGAACTTTATTAAGTTTATTTATTAAAGAAAACTTTTTTGGTTACAATCTTGACTTCTATGCGGTGTTAAGAAAGTCTTTTGATAAAACAAAGTCACTGTATACCGAAAAACTAAATCCAACAACGTCCTCAAAAGAATCGTTTATTAATTTTTTAAATTCTAATCAATTACCAGACAGTTTTTTAATAAGAACCTTAACAAATGTAGTTAAACCTTCTGAAATAGAGTTTTTTCATTACGAAGAAGCTATAAGAATTTTAGAAGAATTTTCTTTATTTGACATCTCTCAAACAGATGATCTTCTAACAACTTCTTTTAAAAAAACATTTGGCATTGATCGTCCAATTTCTTTTTTTCAAAAAAACAGTAAATACTCACTCAAATCGCAGCATTTAGTTTCATTATCTCAAAAAGATTTAGAAGGATATATTTATAAAAAAAATAAAAACATTAATCTTGGAGAATATTTTAAAGGTAGAGTATTTTTTGACGACTTATTATATGCAACATTTATTCCTAAAGATCCTAAAATAGATTTATTTTATAAAAACCGATCGGTTAAAAGTAATTTATTTGATTTTGAATTAAGCTCTAGACAGTTAACTATTTTTACTTTTATTTCGGAATCTTTTGCAAGAAAAGATCTTGTTAATTCTTGGATGTCATCTTGGGAAAGTAAAGGGTTTAATGCTTTAATTAAAAAAGAATCTTCTGTTTTAAATTCTTTATTGCTGCCTGAATTAAAGTTATTTGCAAAATATTTGTCAAGTAATCTTATAAACTATACAGTAGGCTCAGAGGAAAAAGTCTTAAATCTTAGTGATTCCAGTTTCAATAACTTTGAAATCGAATCTTTTTATCCTTTGATTGCAGCTGCAGAATTGAATTCCTCGGAACCTTTTTATTTTTCTCAGCCCTTTATATATAACAAAACCTTTCAAGCTTGGGAGCCAGATTCAATTTTCCATTTTATGGACTCTCATTATGCTAATTTTTTTAGCTGCAATTCAGATCAAGCAGTTTCTTTACTAAGGTTTCTTTTTGACAATAAACACAAAATCAAATCTTTAGTTAATCAAGATTTTAATTTTAATTTTACCTTAGGCAATATCTTATATTTATTATTTGACGACATCAAGCAGCTAGGTTGGGTAAGGTCTACAAATTTGAGCGCAATAGATTCAGATTTTATAGAGTATAAAGATTTTGAAAATACTAATTTGGAGATTCAAAATGATATCCAAAAAGTTTAATATCTTTTTTAAACTTATCCTCAACAATTTCTTTTGTTTCTTTATCGTAATATAACCAGTATGGTTTAATTAATTTTTGTTTTAAATTTCTAGACTGATTAACTTTCGGTAGCTCGTAAGGCTCGTTTATATTCAACGTTCTTAAAACTTTTTTAATATCTTCTTCAAGATTTTCAAACCTCCCAATAAAATCAACCTTGATTTCATTTTTTGAATTATATATAAATTTATACTGAGGGATTACATGGTTTCTCCAACTGCATTTAAAGTTTTGCTTAATGTATTCTGTAAAATTCTTAGGCATTCTTCTTATATTTCCTCTACATGCGCAACCTCCTTGGTTTTTAACATATAAAAACTCACTCACCACTCTATCCCAAGGGTTCCTAACAAAAGCGAACTTAAAATAATCTTCTGGATTATAAATTTTCCTAGAACTAATTATTTCTGTGATAGTATCATGCTGAGTCCATTTTTTATTAAGACTATGTAAAGCTTTTCTTTCTTCAGTTAAGTCATGATTTTCATGATTTTTATATTTAAAATATTCATTTAGTATTATATTTTCAACTGTACCTCCTGCAGTTTTAGGGACATGTACAAAAATTATATTATTTTTATTAAAATCTTTAATTACCATTTTGAAATAGCGGCGTTCATTTATATTATATTCAAATGGTAAAAAATCTACTTACAGTTGTCTGCGCAACCAGCCCGCATAGATTTGGTTCAGATATTTCTATGATTGAGTTTAATTATTCTTTGATTAAATCTTCTGCACTAAAAGATTGTGAGTTTATAATAACGGCAGATGGAGTTAACCCAAGATCTAATTTTAACAAAGAAGAAAATAAGAAACTTTATGAGGATTATTTAAATTCAATTAATATTAATTTAAAAGATATTAGCTTAATAAGATCAAAAAAACATATAGGCTTAACAATGAACTATATGCAGGCATGGAACGAAAGTTTAATCAAAACGCCGTATGTATTATTAATGAATCACGATACCGTGTTTACTGACCTAATGTTTGGAGTAGATTTTTTAAACGTGTTGAGAAATTTTCCAGATTTTGTTAACATTTTAATGTTTCCAAGGCATACAAGTAATAGCTTAGATCCAACCTGGTGGAGAAATACCCCTATCCAAAAACATCCAGACTATTGTAGCAATCCATACTGGGACGATTGTAAAATTTCTTTTGGGAATCAGGATAATTGCTGCATCGTAAAAAAAGATAAGTTTCAATCAATTATTGATGAATTTTATCGGCCAGAAGTTACGCATTTTTTAGAAGATTCCATACAGTCAGAGTTATCCAAAATAGAAGAAGGAGATCTTTCTTCGTGGGCTCGTTTCGGTGGATGTATACACCCCTCAAGAAACAATATTCACTTAGATGGACAAAGCAAAGCTGGAGTCTGGAGACAAGAAGATTGCAGGGGTGGAGAACATGTTTGGTCTGACGGAAATTTTCGTCAACAAGATGAAACATTTTTTAAAAAGTTTTTTATCAATAATCCAGGCCTAAGAAATTCTTACAATAAATTTTTAAAATCTCTTTTCCTGCAGTATGAGCAGTCTTGCAGGCAACATTTTTATAAATTTAAATCTACGGCTTCTATGAGTTTAGATTTAAGAAATTATATTTATAAAGATCTTTCGGTTAACAATCAAGCTCAAGCATCACAAGGAATATTGCCCATACAAAATGAAGACATAGGTGTTCATATTAGGCTAGAACCCTTTAGGGCTAAACTTTTTTGGGAAGATAATAGAGATTCAAAACATAAAGACTCCCATCTAATATTAAAGCTTTTTACTGGATTTGGCACAAGCGAACAAAAAGTTATCAAAAATGGTGGTCACCCTTATGGGTGTGCGGAATTTTCAATAGATGATTTAGGGATTAAACCTACTGACAAAATAAGAATTCATTTAATGGAGTATATAGGTAGGCAATCTAACGGTCGAGAGCCTCTACTAGCCGCAGATTTTAATTTATCTTTTTGCGAGTTCAAACAAGACGAGTTATTAATTCATTCAAACCTTAACGAAAACAGTGATCAAAAATTTTCATTAAATTTAAAAAAGAACAATGGAGCGGATATTATACATACTGAAGAGGATAATATATACAAAATCCAAAAGTCAGACTTAGGAGATTGTTCAAGCGTTATTGGATTCTTTTGCACTAGCGATGATGAACTTAAATATAAAACATCTTGGACTTTTGAGTGTCAAGCTTTTACTGGAGATCCAAAATATGTAAATAAAATCCAACATGCTTATGATGACTTCATGCAACACGCTTTCCAGAGTCCAAAATAATGAATCTTCGACAGGATTTTGCTCTAATATTTTTAGTAACATATGCTGAATATAAATCTGGGGCAATAAAATCTTGCTTAAATCAATTATTTAATAAATTTACGGCAAGTAAAGATAATGCTATTTCTTTTTATTTTGTTTTTAATAAATCCTTCCCAGTAGATATTAAATACTTATCAGAATGTCTACCAAAAAATAGCTACTCAAAACTTAAAATACATTTTTTAAATATAGATAATAAAGACGACGTTTATCTTTCCCGAGGAAAAGAAGAAGCCAAAAGCGAACTCGGCTTAAGTGCTGGACCAAACTCTTTATTCTTTGGGGCTTTAAATTTAATGCAAAGAAAAAGGTATAAATATTTTTTATGCTTAGAGACAGACGTATTTGCATTGCAAGATTACTGGCTAGATAAGATTTTATCTTTTTGTAATAAAAATTTTCTTATTGCGGGAAGTAAATACAAAGGGCTAAACCCTTACTGTTTACAAACGGAATGGAATCACATAAACGGAGTTGCTATTTACAAAAACTCAAAATTCTTGCATGATTTAGTTCGATCAGTTAAATTATATTTAATAAACAAGATAGCCGAACAAAGAATTCAAGCAAATGATATAGGTCAAAAGTCTTGGGACTTAACTCTAGAGACCCCTTCTAATATTACTAATTGGTTTAACGATCAAAAAAATAATCGTAAAAGAAATTCACTAATTATGAATTATGATGTTGCAATTTATAGGTACTGTAAAGAAGTCGGCCCAGATCTTTTTAAGCTAAACAATACTAATAATAAAATTATGGATATAGATTTGATTTTAGATCTATCTCTAGCCATAGACAGAAAGACAGCTATAAAAGAGGTGCAAACTAAATTTCCCAAAGCCGTCTTGTGTCACAAAAAGTTTTTAAAAAATAAATGAAAATAACCGCAAGTAGAAAAGACCAGCTAGGAATGCAACTATATTGCAGGATTTACGCCATGGCTTATGCAGAAGCTAATAATTTAGAGTATTTTCACACGCCATTCCCTAAAAGGTATAAAAACTTTGAAAATTTTTTTAATTTAGGTTTTAACAGTAAGCCTGCATCAGATTGTAAAGATTCAATTGAAGATATTGGAGATAAAATAATCCCAGCTTTCTTGTCCAGAGATTTCTGTAGGTATAACCCTATAAAATTTAACAAAACTTTTGTTGCAAAATTAAGATATAAATATTTCTTAGAACAAAAAGTAAATTCCGAAAAATTTAAAGCATCAAAAGGCTTGAAAGTTGCAATACATATCAGGGGATGCTCTAAAGAAAAACATAAAGAGGGAAACGACCCTAATAAATCTATGTGGGAAATCAGGGAGGCTCCTGAATCTTATATACCTGCTTGTTTTAGAAAGCTTGCAACTGTTAATGCCGATCTTATTAGCGTACACATCTATTCAAACGAACATTTACATTTAAAGTGGGACCACGATCTTTATCGAGATCCTAAATTTTCAATCTATACGCATTATAAAACTCCATTAAAAAGATGTATGCACGATATGATATCAGCAGATATATTGTTTAGATATGGAGTGTCTGCATTTAGTGGTGTGTGCAGTATTTACAATCAAAAACTTTCTGTGTTTGGAATGCCTGCATATAGAGCTTACTTGGCAAATCCTTATATTTCAGATGGTTGTTGTTACTTGCAACCTCCAATTGAATTTGAAAAATTGCAAACTTTTGAAGAAGTTGCTTTGGATAATTTTTTGTGTAATAAATTATGATGTTAAACAAAAAACAAAAAACTGCAATAGAAAACTTATTGATTCTTGCAGACTATATTAAAGAGCATTCAATATACAGTGGGGAAATGCAAAAAATTATAGATAATTCTATACTTGAAGCTGAGTCTCTTATAGGAAAAAAGACTAGTCTTCCAGATGAGGTAGATAACACTAGAGAGTTAGTTGTAAAAAGCATTTTAGAGAAGTTTAAACCTTGACAATATAGCTTCATGGTGGTATCATATAACACATATGATTCCTTTATTTAAATCTCACTTCAGTATAGGTAAAAGTATTCTCAGGCTCGGAGGAGGAGAAGGAATATTTGATATAGCTAGAGACCTTAAACTAAAAAAAATTTTTATCGTAGAAGATAGCTTAACTGGTTTTCTAGAAACAGCAAAAATGAGTAAATGTTACGATATTGATTTTGTGTTTGGTTTAAGAATTTCAGTTTGCGAGTCGGATTCAACCTCGTCTAAGGGAGACTGTCACAAATTAATAGTCTTTGCAAAAAATGGAGAAGGTTGTAAGCTATTAAATAAAATTTACACAAAAACCTTTAGTGAAGGAGGAAACAGTATTTTACTTAAAGATTTTAAAAACTTATGGAGCGAAGAAAACCTTAAGCTTGTAATCCCCTTTTATGATTCTTTTATATTTAATAATACTTTATTGTTTTCAAAATGCATGCCCAGCTTTAATTTTACTAAGCCAACCTTATTTATAGAAGAAAATCAATTACCTTTTGATTCAATTGTAAAAGATGAAGTATTAAAGTTTGCAAAAAAGAATAACCTTGAAACTGAAATGGTTAAAACTATTTATTATAAAAATAGAGAAGACTTTTCAGCTTTTCAATCTTATAAATTAATATGCAATCGATCAGGATGGAAAGGTAAAAGTACTTCTTTGGAATGTCCCAATCTAGATCACTGCGGAAGCCAAGAATTTTGTATTGAAAGCTTACAACAAATCTAATTGCAATGAATAACAATTTATTAAGATTTAATAAAAATCAAAAATTCCTAATCTTTGATTATGAAACTTGCAATCTCAATCTTTGCAGCACAAAGAACAAACCTTGGCAGTTATCTTTTATTATAGCTGCTAACAACAAAGTCCTCGAAACCCATGATTATTATTTAAAATGGGACGACTTAGAAATTTCTAAAGACGCGGCAAAAATTACTGGTTTCTCAATGGCAAAGTATAATAAACTCGCTGTCTGCCCTTTAGAAGTTTTATCTCATTTTGAGTCTTATCTTTATAACGAAGAATATATTCCAGCAGGTCATAATGTTTTAGGTTTTGATGTATATATTCATAATATACATAGAAAGCTTTTAAATATGTCTTCTGATTATAGTTATATCAATAGAATTATTGACACAAATTGCCTAGCAAAAGGTATAGCTAAAAAGCTTACAAAACCCCAGAATAAAAGCTCTATTTGCTGGCAGTATAGCCTAAACAATCATATTGAAAAAGGTTTAAGAACAAGCTTGCAAATGTGTGCAAAGAAATATAAAATAGATTTTGATCCAAATAAACTTCATGATGCATTATACGATATTAATATTAATTATGAAGTGCTCAAAAAACAATTATGGGAGGTAGAAATATGAGTTTTGAAGAAGGGTTTGAAACTTACAAAAATTTTGCTCCTCCTGGAGTAAGATTGCCAGAAATTATTATCGAGAAAGAAATGTATGAAGGGTTAGGCTTAAGTGCAGATTCTTCGAATACAAAATTCCTGACATCTTTATGCCTTCAAGGCTTAAAAGAAAAACCTATTAATAAAAAGAATATTAAATCTTACAAAGAAAGGGTAAAGGAAGAGCTATCAATTCTTAATGAACTAGGTTTCATAGATTATATATTGCTTAACTGGGATATATTAAATTATTGCCATAACAATAACATACCTACAGGGCCAGGAAGAGGCTCTGCTGCAGGTAGTTTAGTTCTTTATCTTATTGGGGTAACGCAAGTAGATCCTATAGAGAACGATTTATTCTTTGAGCGATTTGTTTCTAAGAGTAGGGCAAAGAAAATAGAAGAGAATGGTATAACTTATTTAGATGGCAGTCTACTTGCAGACGTAGATAATGATATTGCTTACGAACATAGACAAAAAGTAATTAAATATATTGAAAATAAGTATCCATCAAGAACATGCAAAATCTTAACGCTTAATACCCTAAGCTCCAAACTTTGCATTAAAGAATGTGGTAAATTAGTAGGTAATCTTACAGAACAAGAAGTAAATGAAGTTAGCGACTTTATTCCTAAAAGGTTTGGTAAAGTCTTACCTATAGAAGAAGCTGCAAAAGAAAGCGAAAAGTTTAACGCTTGGTCTAAAGATAACAAGCACATTATAAAAATTGCAAAAAAGTTAGAGGGCCTTAATAAAAATACAGGCGTTCACCCAAGTGGCATAGCAATTTCATATCAAAAATTAGAGGATATTTGCCCCTTACAGACCAACTCCGAAGGAGATATTATTAGTGGTTATGATATGAATTGGGTAGCAGAACTTACTGTTAAGTTTGACATTTTAGGCTTAAGAACTTTGAGTGTAATATACAATACTTGTAATGCTTTAAATATCAAACCTCAAGACATCAAGACTTCAGACAAGCTTATATATGATAGCTTGCAAGACTTGATTTCTCCTCATGGAATATTTCAAATTGAAGCGGATACAGATTTTAGAGTATGCAAAAAAATTAAACCTAGAAATCTAGATGAGCTTAGTGCTGTAATTGCTATTGCAAGGCCTGGAGCCCTAGATTTTTTAAACGACTACTCGGCCTATAGAGAAACAGGAAACTCTCAAAGCGTTCACGAACTATTTGATGAAATTTTAGAGCCTACAGCAGGCATTCCTCTTTACCAAGAACAGTTAATGCAAATGGCGGTTAAAATAGGCTTCACTCTTGATGAAGCCGAGCAATTAAGAAGAATCGTTGGAAAGAAAAAGGTAGATCAAATGCCTGCTTGGCAAGAAAAAATCAAATCTAAAATTGAAGAAAACAATCTTTCAGAAGATGCAGGAGATGTTCTGTGGAGGGTTGCAGAAGATAGCGCAAACTATTCTTTTAATAAGTCTCACAGTATCAGTTATGCAATACTTTCTGCTTGGACAGTATACTTAAAATTTAAATATCCTCAACAGTTTTTCTTATCTTTGCTTAAGATGACTAAATTCGAGCCGTCTCCTCAGGAAGAAATCAATAAGATTTGCCAAGAACTTTCTCGGTTTAATTTTCAATTACTTCCTCCTGATTTAGCTAAGTCAAACATAGACTTTTCTATAGAAGAATCAAACATTAGATTTGGCTTAAATAGCATTAAGGGTGTTAGCGAAAAATCCTTTGAAGCTCTGAGAGATTTTAGAGATTCAGACACTCCAAATAAATACGATATCTTTATTGCTGCAAAGCAAGCGGGCCTAAACATTGGAGCCTTATCTTCCTTAATTCAGGCAGGAGCGCTGTCTAGCTATAAAACCAATCGATCGCTTTTAGTTTTGGAAGCCCAGTCTTTTAATCTATTAACTGAGAGGGAAAAAAGAAACTTTTATCAGTTAGGAGAAAAGTATAACTTTAGTTTATTAAAAGCAATTTCAGATGCAAAAAAAGGAATATTGGTAGGAGATGACGGCAAAAAACTAATGACAGAAAAGCGTTTTGCAACATTTAAAAAGAAATTTGATTCTTATAAAAAAATCTATGACAAAAATAAATCTCATGAATTATTTGCAAATTGGTATTTCGAGAATAAATTATTAGGATATTCTTATACCTGTAAACTTAACTCAATTTTTAAGTCCTCGGGACATCTTATAAAAGACAGTTTTGATTTTAGATCTTTATCTAAAGACGAGTCTGACGTTTTTATAGGCACTGTATCGGATGTTATAAAAAGAAAGTCCAGAAATGGAAATCCTTATGTTAAACTAACAATGACTGATGAAGTGGGAAGTATGGATATTATGATGGGAGACTTTGGAAATAGATTAACTTTATCAAAATATACCGATTCTGGCGGAATTATTCCAGAGAAAGGCAATATAATTACAGTAACTGGAAGAAAGGGAGATGATATTTTATTCGCAAACAGCATGAATATCTTAGATCACAAGATTTATATGAAACTTAGTGATGTAGATTAGTGTAACCTATTATGAATATGGACCTTAAACCTAATTTTACCCCAAGAGCGCAAGAAATTATTGCAGCTTCAAGAAAGCTTGCGCTTTCTTATAACAAAAGAGTAGTGAATGAAGACCACTTATGTTTAGCATTAGCTAAAGTTGACAATCAAGCGTTGGAGGTTTTATTTGATACTTTTTCTTTGAATAGAAAAGATCTCACAATTTTTATTTCTAAAAAACTAAAAAAGAATCAAACATCTCCAACGAAAAAAAATTATTTTTCAGCAGAATACAAATCTATTTTGGGCGGAGCAGTATTGGAAGCAGAAAAGCACGAGCATGATTACATAGGAGTACAACACATACTTTTATCAATCTTCAAAAAGGAAGAAAATTTAATTTCTGAATTTTTTCTAAGCAATGAAGTGAGTTTACAATCCTGTATTCTGACAATAAGATCTCAGTTTTTGATATCAAGTGCAGATACTTTAGAATCTACAAGATTATCTGCGGAAGCCAAGTATCTTCCAAAAGAAATTGAAGACAATAAAGAATCTCTTAAATCTAATTTTTTCTTTTGTATGAATTCTAAAGCAGAACTGGGAAAGTATGATAAAGTCATAGGCAGAGATAAAGAAATTAAAGATATTTCAGAAGTTCTTTGTAGGAGAAGTAAGAATAATCCGATTCTTTTAGGGGATGCTGGTGTAGGAAAAACTGCAGTGATAGAAGGTTTAACTCAAAAAATTATCGAAGGAACTGTAACTGAATTTTTATACAAGAAAAAAATTTACTCTTTAGATATGGCAAGCATGATTGCAGGCACGAAATATAGAGGTCAGTTTGAAGAACGTTTAAAGAATACTATGGATGAAATTAAAAAAGACCCAAATGCAATTGTATTTATTGATGAAATACACTCGATAGTTGGAGCTGGTAGTGCAGAGGGTACAATGGATGCAGCCAATATACTTAAACCTATGCTTGCCAGGGGAGATATCATGTGCATAGGCGCAACGACCCAAGAAGAATATAGAAAAACAATTTTAAAAGACGCAGCATTAGATAGAAGGTTTCAACCTATTTTAATAGAAGAGCCAAATGAAAAAGATTGCCTTGAGATTCTTAAAGGTTTAAAAGAAAAGTATGAAATTTTTCATGGAGTAAGATATGAAGATGAATTATTAGAAGAATCTATAAAGCTTGCTTCGAGATTTATATTAGATCGACAATTGCCAGATAAAGCAATTGATTTAATTGATCAAGCAGGGGCAAAATCAAAAATTCATGCATTCAAAAGGCCCGAAGAAGCATTGCTGATTGAATCAGAAATTAATAAACTATACGAAGTCGAGCTAAAATCAAGCGAGCCTAATATTATTATGCGAAAAAGAGACAAGTTAATGAAAAAATACCAAGAAGTTATTGAAGATTGGGCAGAAGACTCCACTTCTAAAGAAATTGTAGTTAGTAAAAAAGATTTATATAAAGTTGTATCTCAAAAAACTGGAGTTCCAATTGATGACATTTCAACTTCAGAAGCTGACAAATTTTTAAAGCTAGAATCTTTACTTAAAAACGTTGTTATTGGCCAAGGCGAAGCAATTCACTCTATTTGCGAGACCTTAATTAGAAATAAGGCAGGTTTAAAAGATGAAGAAAAGCCAATAGGTAGTTTTTTATGTCTGGGAACTAGTGGTGTAGGAAAAACATACTTAGCAAAACAAGTTGCAAATTTAGCTTTTGGAGATAAAAAAAGCTTAATACATATTGATATGTCAGAGTATTCAGAACAAGCTTCAACGGCAAAATTTGTGGGAGCTTCACCAGGATATGTAGGCTTTGAATCTTCTGGAGCTTTGACAGAAAGAGTTAGAAAAAAACCTTATTCGGTTTTGCTTTTTGACGAAGTGGAAAAGGCTCACGAAGATGTAACAAATTTATTGCTTCAAATTCTTGAAGAAGGAAAATTAACTGATAGCTCGGGAAGATTGATTTCTTTTCGAAACTGTATTATTATAATAACAGGAAATATTGGATCAGACTTTCTTAAAAAAAGCTCTACAGTTGGTTTCATGAGTTCAAATACCAAGGAAGATCAAACTGATAAAATTCTTGAAGCGGCAAAGAAAAAATTAAAACCTGAATTAGTTAATCGTATAGAAACTTTTGCTGTATTTAATACATTTTCAGAACAAGATTTACTCAAAATTTCTAAATTAGAGCTAGACAAAAGTCTTTCTAAAATCAATTCTTCGATTAATAATATTGTCGTTAAACCTGCTGTATACAAATATATTTCAGATAAAGCAATTAAATTAAATGATGGGGCAAGGCCAGTTAAACATATAATTAAAAAAGAATTAGAAAATGACCTTGCTAAAATAATTTTAGAAAGTAAGTCTTCCTCTTGTCCAATATCTTCCTCGAGTTTAACTCTTAGTATTTCAAAAGGAAAGTTAAAAATTAATTTGACTTAACTTTTCTAGTGTATATACTATACTTAGTTCTTTAACAGTTTATGGGGGTGTTCTGGATTTGACTGAAGTTGAATTCTAACACTGCAAGAGGGAGATTGCACTACGGCTCCCCTATCAATGTGCAAAAGCTTTACATGGCGCTAAAAAACATGTTAGAGCTCTCGGCTTCAAAAATCGTATCGCTGCAAAGCGCTTCGGTTACAAGAGCCGCAAGCTCGCCCTAGCAGCATAGGCTGTTAGCCTCTTACTTCTTGACGCAGATAAAGAGGCAAAGGGGTCATCGATCTGCAAAACAGAAAAAGTTTATCTGTATCAAAAACTGTACCACTGAGTATTCGGGGGCCCTAGTTCTAGGTGAATAATTGAAACAGAGGGTTGGATGTTAATATCAAAACCATAAAAAAAATTAACTATACTTGTAGACGTGTTAGCTTGAAGGCTATCAGGACGCGGGTTCAACTCCCGCCACCTCCACCATTTTATTAACCCAAACAAAAAAACACAATGAACGAATTATCTCGCAGACAAGTAATAGCAAGCATGGCTAAGAGTTGTCTCGGAGTAGGTTTATTTTCTCTGACAGGCAACTACATCCATAATCTTGCGCATGGAATAGAAACAACAAAAAAGATTGCTAAGGCTCGCAAAGTCATATACTTAAATATGGCAGGTGCAATGTCTCACATAGACACATTAGATCCAAAGCCAGATTCTGGCCCAGAAGTTCAAGGCCCAGTTGAAGCAGTTCCAACCAGTGCAGACGGAATTTTTATATCTCAGAATTTCCAAAAGATTGGCCAACACTTACATAATGGAGCAATCATAAGGTCTTTAACTAGCAACCAAGGAGCTCATATGCAAGCCAGCTATCTGATGCATACGAGCTATCAGAAGCGAGGAACGATTACTCATCCTACTTTTGGAAGTTGGGCGGTAAAATTAACTGGAACATTAAATAGAAGCATACCACCCCATGTAAAAATTGGAGGCGGAGCAGGAGGAAACGCTGGATTTCTTGAGGCAAAATATAACGCAGTACCTATCGGAAACCCAAAAGCTGGACTCGCAAATAGTAAAATGCATGAATATTTAACCGAAAGTCAATTTGACAGCAGAATATTACTCTCTCAAACATTAAATTCAGATTTTGTAAATAAATATAACCAAAAACAAGTTAGAGCTTATAGTGATTTATATAAAGATGCTGTAAAATTAATGAGAAGTAAAGACATTGAAGCTTTTGATATTACTGCGGAACCAGAATCCATGCATGAATTATATGGCTCTTCGAACTTTGGGCAAGGTTGCTTGCTCGCTCGAAGATTAGCAGAACACAATGTTAGGTATATAGAGGTTACGAAAGGCGGTTGGGATACGCATAGTAATAATTTCGAAAGGGTTGAGGCAAATTGTCAAGATGTAGATAAAGCTGTTAGTGCCTTGCTTCAAGATTTAGAAATTAGAGGCATGCTTTATGATACTTTAGTTGTTTTAACTTCTGAATTCGGCAGAACGCCAATTATTAATCCAGGAAACGGAAGAGATCATTGGCCGAAAGCTTTTTCTGCTTTGCTAGTGGGTGGAGGCATTAAGGGAGGAACAACTTATGGGCAAAGCGATGATAGAGCTATGGAGGTTGTCGAAAACCCTATTCAACCTGAAGATTTAAATGCAACAATTGCTCATTTAATGGGTTTATCATTAAATGATATTCATTACTCTCCTTCTGGGCGACCTTTTCAGGTTTCAAACAAAGGAGAGCCTGTTTTAGATATTATCTCGATTTAGATTTTTTCGCTTTACAAAAGCTATAAAAAATTACCCCAATGCTCGCAACAACAAGCAAGGGTATAATCAAGTGCTCAGGGTGGTGACAGGCAGAAGTAAAACAGTCTATTAAATTATTCATGTTATATTATAAAACCAACTAGCTTTTGTTCAAATTTATAATTTATAGCTTGACATTGGATTCTATTAATAGTAATATATCATCATCAAATGAATTTACTCGAAAATACAAAAACTTATTTAGTTGGACACATGCAATATCTTAGCGGCAGAAATTGGCGCGAAGCGCGGCATTTAATTTCTCCACAAGCTTCTCAGCAAGGGTTGTTTTTCCAGAACCAGGAAGCCCCATAATTAGTATTTTTCTCTTTGTCATGATAAAATATACACGATATTCAAATTTTTTCTTGACTCTAATGTAAAAAAATTGTATTCTATAAACTTCAGATAAATTTAATACAAAAATATAATAAATATTATTTATGAAAAGATACAGAACACGCAGAAGGCATATGCTTAAAGGATTTTATGATGAATATAAACCAAGAGTTGTATGCGAAGTAGGCGTCCAAAAAGGTTTTTTCTCAAAACTAATACTTGAATGCATACCTTCTATAGAAAAATTATACTTAATAGATATATGGGAACGACAGTCCAATTATAACGACCGCGCTAATGTCAACAACGACATACAAGAATCCTACTATCAAGAAACACTACATAACATACATCCATGGAAAGATAAAGTTACTATACTGAGAGGCCGCTCCTCAATCATGTGCCATGAGATACCTAACGATAGTTTAGACTGGGTTTTTATAGATGCAAGACATGACTATCTTGGCTGTAAGGAGGACATAGAGTGTTATTACCCAAAAGTTAAACGAGGAGGTATTGTGAGTGGTCATGATTATATGACCGCAGCAGACGTTAAGAGAGTAACACCAGACCAAGACTGGTCTATATGTGAAGATGGCACAATAGAACCAAGAAGTGTAAAAGGTGCTGTTGATGATTTTGCATCAAGTATTAGTAAAGAAGTGACAACAACTATGGAATCAGCCTTTCCTACTTGGTATTTTATTAAATAGTATAGGATATACGCTCCGCCATTTTTCTTGACAAATAATATATTATGTGCAATAATACCCAACAATGAATCTCTTATATAAAACAAAAACATATTTAGTCGGCCACATGCAATATCTTAGTGGCCGAAACTGGCGCGAAGAAGTTACAGATAAACTTCAGCCGCTAGAGATTACTTGTTTTGATCCATACAAAAAGCCATTCATGAAAGATGTAGAAGAAGATGAAGCTTCAAGAATAGAAATGGAAACATGGATGAAAACTAAACAATACGATAGGGTTACTGACAGAATGAAAACCGTAAGATCTTATGATTTAAATTTGGTAGATCGTTCGGACTTTATCATAGCCCATCTTGTTCCAGATGTAGCTTCATGGGGTAGCGCAGAAGAAATTGTAACAGCTGTACGCATGAAAAAACCAATTTTCATTAGCATGGAGGGAGGCAAAGCTAAAACTCCTCTATGGATGCTCGGCATGTTGCCACATAAATATATTTATAATAGTCTTGACGAAGTTGTTGAAATGTTGTATGCTATAGACAATGGAAACAAACCAATAGATTCAGATAGATGGAGACTATTACAAAAACAATTCAGATAATATAGAAAATACTTATGTTCGATTTAATATTATTCATTATTTTTAGCTATTTATTTTATCAAGTTTTAGAGAAAGGAAAATTTTAATTATGACTCAAGAAGAAATGACAAACAGTCCAAAAAACCCTTTAGAGGGAGCAACGAGATTAGGAGATTCATTTACTCCTACACCAGAACAACTTAACGCCATGCTTGGAGATGCCTTACAGGGCGCAAGCCCGAAACTACCAACCCAACAATATATTCAGTCAATTTTTAATCAGTATGTTGGCCTTAGAGAACAAGCTCTCGCAGACATATCAATGCTTTTGCAGCACGGAGTGGGAGTAGGAGACCACGCAAATGTAGGAGAGACAATAAAATCTAAAATCGAAGAGGCAGAAAAATACGACTCTTTGGTTGGCGCAATGGACAAATGGTTTGCAAAGGGTCAAGTATCACAGCAGTCCACTCAAAAATGAACGGAAAGTCATCCAAAAGATTAAAGCTTCTCTTTAATCCTAAAGAAGGAGATGCAACAAGTAAAAAAGCTTACAGACTAGCAAAAAAACAATATAATTCAATGAATAGAGAAGACAGAGAAAAATTTATTAAGAATCTTGAAACTATTCACAACTCAAAACAATAATAAAATTATGGAAAACGATAATAATCAAACTAACGATTGGAAAGAACGCGAAATTGGAGCTCTGTGGAGACGCAGTGGCAAGAGCCAAAAATACTTATCAGGGTATGTTAAAATGGGAGACGAGTTAGATCCGCAAGAAGTGCGTCTAGTTGTTTTTTCAAATAAATACAAGAACGACAATGAAAAAGCTCCTGATTTTGTAGTTTATAAGTCTGAGCCTGCGCAAAAACAGCAGACTCAAAAAACTTCTGCTGCAAAAAATGATCAAGAAGATAATCTTGAACAAGAGCTTGAGGAACTGCTTAAATAAAATTTTCTTTTTTTCTGGCAAAAAAATATTTTAGTGTGTAATATCTTGTAACTATTTAACACACTAACTTTTATTTATTATGGCAGGAAGAGAATTCAATTTACATCCATCGGGCGTTTTTGGAACCAATTATTCAGTTTACACAACAGGAGCAACCCCAACTATACCAGAAGATGGTATATTTTTGCCTCTTAGCACTTTAGTAGGCCAGTCAGGAGCTCCCACGGATCACGAACTAACAGCCACTGAAGCTCAGAATGACCACAGAAAGATTGCCTGGGGGGTACTTGAAGCCTATTATAAGCATATGTCTGAACTAGATGCTGACACTGCAATTGATAATTTTACGCTTACTAGAGGAGCTCTTTCCTTCACTGGCGAAGCAACGAGTCGTAGAACTTATACAGTCAGCTTCCAGTACGGTGTGGGCAGCATGGATATCAACGGAGAAGTTATAACCTAATGGAGGTAGAGTACGGGCTAATAACTAGCTCGGCTGTACCAGAAAAGCTTAGAGCTTCTTCTTCCTTTATGGAAGTTGATAAAGAACAATGGTATGATCTTGTAGAGTATGCCAAGAATCTTGATCCTAGAAAACCATCGGAAAAAGTGATGGTTTTAGTTGTTGCTCATGGAACTCCAGAAGAAGAGGCTGCAGAAAAGGAAAGAATCGAACAAGAAGAAGCTGAGTTAGCAAGATTAAAAGCTGAAGAAGCAAAGCAAAAATCTGAAGTTGAAAAACAAAAAGAATTGCTTGAGGCAGAGCAAAGAGAACAAGCTAGGCTTAGAGCAAGGTCAAAAGAAATACTAAATGCCTTATATGGAAGATAAAAATAAAAAAATTGTTATCGAGAAAACTAAATTCATTTTAGAAACTTGCTTGTTATTAGATGTAGAATTAGATCACGAATACGTTGAAGAACCCGTGTTTCATTCTATTATAGTAAACAACAGGGGTGATATGGCAAGCATTTCGGCAGAGCATAATATTTTCGAAGCAGCGATTTATGCACCAAATTGGTCTGAATCAATGACAAAATGGGCAATAGCAGAGGGCTTTTCAGATTCTCAAATTAAAACTCAGAATCTTATGCATACAGCAAGCCTAGGACAAGTATGTAAATTTTTTATATGATCGAAAAGGGGAAAAACTTGCAGTTTTATTCTTGGACTAAAGATAATCAAACTATAACTGTTGTTGGTAGCAGACTGCCAGATAAACCTTTAACTTTTTCTTTTTTTATAGGAAAAGAACAGTTAGAAGATCCAGATAGTACAATCGTCACCGATTTTGTTGTGGAACTAAAGGAGTCTATGTCCAAAAAAGGGCTAACAAAAAAAAATAGTCCAAGCAAAAAACCTTTAAGGAGACCACGAAGAAGATAAAACTATTGACTCTTATTTTTAAATAGGGTATCATGGGGGCATGGCAAATCAAACAGAGTTAGATAAAACTTATTTATCTATGGCTGAAACTTGGGCAAGTTTATCAAAAGCCCAGAGAAAAAAAGTTGGATGCTTAATTGTTAAAAATGGATGTGTAATTTCTGATGGTTTTAACGGAACTCCTGCTGGATTTGATAATTGCTGTGAAGATCAAAAAGGATCGTCTTTGACTACTAAGCCAGAAGTTTTACATGCAGAAAGTAATGCAATAACTAAATTAGCAAAATCAACTCAATCAAGCATTGACGCAACAATGTATATTACAATTAATCCATGCGTTGAGTGCGCAAAATTGATTATACAATCAGAAATCAAAAGAGTTGTTTATAAAGAATTTTACAAAGATTTTGAGGGCGTAGACCTTCTATCAAAAGCAAACATACAAGTACATAACATTATATGAAAATAAAATATAAAAAATTAGAACAGTTCAGCAAAGGTATAACAAAGGCTCACGAATATGATGCAGGTTTTGATTTATACGCAGAAAGCAAACAAGAGCCAACAATGAATAATACAGGATTATATATCGAGTACGGAACAGGAGTTTGTTTTGATATTCCCAGGGGTTACGTAGGCCTTCTGTTTCCTCGCTCAAGTATTAGCAATACCAGACACTCCTTAAGAAATTCTGTTGGAGTAATTGATTCGGGGTATAGAGGAGAAGTTAAATTTAGATTCACCGAAGATCCTACTGCTTCAGGCTATAGTATTGGGGATAAAATTGGACAAATCGTTTTTCTTAGGTTGCCTAAAATTGAACTGCAAGAAGTCTCAGAGCTTTCTGACTCAGACAGAGGAACAGGAGGATTTGGTTCTTCTGGAAAATAACCCTTGACTTTTTCAATATATACTAGTATTATATAACCATAATCATGACATACCAAAACAAATTTGACAAAAGTGGAGAATGCGCTACTCAAGGTGCTAGCGCAGAAGAACTATTCTTAGATATGGCAACAGCAAGAAATTATGTTGTTAAAAAAGCAACGAGAAATCAAAACATTTTTGATCATATCGATTTTTATCTCACTGGTCGGAGCAAAGATACAGGAAGCGACCACACAATTACTGTGGATATTAAAGCTAGAAAAAAGACTAGTAGAAAAGATTCAAAGTTTAATGATTCTTGGGTTTGGGTAGAAATTAAAAATGTTCAAGGTAGAGATGGTTGGTTATATGGTCAGTCAGATTTTATTGCTTTTGAGCAACAAGATTGTTTTATTCTTTGCCCAAGAAAAGTTTTAATAGAGGTCGTTAAATCTAACGTTAGATTTGATTTAGATTATGTAGACAGGGCCTCTCAAGCAAAATATAGAATTTATCAAAGGTCTGGAAGAAGAGATCAAATTACACAAGTAAAAGTCGAAGATTTACTTAAACTAAAAAATATAACTAAGTGGAAAAAATAATATGACAATTAACACAGAATATGTATATGTTGTTACCCGCAATAAAAGACGGGTTGAACCAGAAAGCTATAAAACTATTGAAGAAGTTCAAGAAAGAGCTTCGGCTTTAGTAGAAACCTTGAAGCGTTGGAAAGATCCAGATGCCACTAAGGTAAGCTTTGTCAAAACAAAACATCCTCACACTATTACGTAATGACCAATTATTTATTAAATAAATTCATGCCATTCCTAATTATAGGAGCATTGCTATTTTTAAATTTTGGTTTCTATAAATTTGAACCCTATATTATTTTGGCTCTGGCGTGTTACATTAATTGCTTTAACTATAAAGTTGGATATTCAGTTGGAATTTGCGAATCAAAAGGTATATCATTAAAGTAAAAATGTGTATACTTTTATATGGCAGTTTCTAAAAAGAAAAAAACATTCCAAATACCTCAACTAGAACAAACTATAACAGTAAATTGTCTCAAGCTTGACGAAAAACAGTTAAGTTTTCTAGAAAAAAGTTTATCAGAAGACACCAAAGTAATGTTGGTCGCAGGACCAGCAGGCACAAGTAAAACATATATGTCTGTTTACTCAGCTATGCGCTTGCTTTCTGCAGATCCAAACAAAGACTTAATATATATTCGAACAGTAATTGAAAGCGCAGACAAAGGCATGGGCGCTTTGCCTGGAGATTTAGAAGAAAAGTTCAACCCCTATATATTACCTTTGCTCGATAAACTTGATGAGGTTCTGCCCAAAAACAACACACTTAAAACTGATTTATTAAATAAAGGTAGAATTTCCGCATTACCAGTTAATTTCCTTCGGGGAGCGAGCTGGAATAACAAAATTATTATAGCTGACGAAGCCCAGAATTTCTCTTTTAAAGAATTAACTACGCTTATTACCCGTATAGGAGAAAATTGCACTTTGTTTATTTGTGGAGATCCAATGCAAAGTGACATCAACGGAAAAAGTGGCTTACCAGATTTCATTAAGATTTTCAATGATGAAGATAGTGTTAAAAAAGGGATACATACTTTCTTTTTTAATCATTCAGATATTAAAAGAAGCAAAATTTTGAAGTTTATAATTCAAAAAATTCAGAATTTTTCAAAACTTCCAAAATGAAAGAATATACTACAAAATATACAGAGAATATAAATGATAGAAATTGGGGTAAAAACAATGCTATGTTTATTTCAAATCTAGTAAGAGCCTCTGTATTTAGTAGGTTTCAAACAGTCAGGCAGGGCTTTTCTCCTACAGGAACTTTTGACACCGCTGCTCCGCATGCGCTAGTAGGTTTAAGTTTTGAAAATAAAGAGTATTACTGTTTAATTAAAAATACTCATCAAAAAGTTAAATACAAATCAAAAGTTGCTGCGCAAACCGTAGCAGAATACTTAATTAAAAAGCGAATAATGAACAAATCAAACTTTATGAAATTTAAAACAAAAGTATACATTTTAGTTAAGCATGTTAGAAACACAGAATCGATTCAAGTTTTTAATGATGGTTCTATAAATTTTTTAGATTTTGCGGAGTCAAAAGATTATGTAGATTCAAATTCAGAATTATTTAATTATGATTACTACGAGTCTTTATTACATAATAATATTGTTCACTGTTATGCAAGGTTACATTGAAAAATATATACCACGAAGAAGATTTTTGGTTTGTTTATTTTAAAAATAAAAAACTTTTCCTTTCTGAAAGAGAAGTTAAGTTATTGTGTCCAATGTTAAATAGTTTAACCCAGTCATCAATAGACAGGGTGGACAAAGTCAAACCAGCGCCAAACTTCTTTAACAAAAGTTATGTTTTTATAAAGCATATAAAAAATATATTTTTAGTTTTTAATTTTTGCAAAAAAAATGTTGACAAATCTAGTTAGTTTTCGTATTATATACGAATAATTGATCTTTAACATTTTAATGACTTTGGAAATCTCGACGGAGATCTCCTGTGGGTGACTGAATAATCTCGTTGTGAGCGAGATAAAGTATACGTTTCTCTGTGGTGGCGTGCCAATGAATCGAATGATTTGAGGCAGGATTCCCAGTCCAAGCGTAGTGCAAGTAGGAACTCGTAGAACTGATGTTCACACTGAAAGCTGAGGGTATACAGTAATCCCTTCCCACACCTATTTTTTAAACCAAAAATGTTTTATATAAAAAAAGACGAAGAATCTAGACACGCATTATCTTTAATACAAGAAGTTCTTCAAGCTCACCAAAAGATGCTTGAAGATAAAGAGGCAGAATTAATTTCTATTTCTTCTGAAGAAATTAAAGATCAAATTAATCAAATGCTTAAAAATAAAACTTCAAAACAATCTATAGAAGATTCTCCTCATATAGAACTCTTAACTACAGAGATAGAAATTTTAGACATTAAGATAGCTGCAATTAAATACACCTATGATTACGTAAAATTAATGTTAAAGCAATGCAAGACATCGGGGAACAATATTTAAATTATCATTTTGATAATACCTTTCCAAAAGAAATTGAATCAAGACATTTACTTAAAATAGACTGGTACGATCAAGATGGAATTAGGGCGGCAATTTATATGTCAAAAGAAAGTCCAGACATTGATGATGTTTTAAGTGAATCGATAGTTGACTTGGTTTTATTGTGCCCTCCATTAAATATAAAAGATTTTGAAAATCAATAAATATATTGTGTAACTACTTTAGTGAGTGAAAAAATTAAAACCATACTAATTATTTTAGTAACATCGTTTTTTTTGTGGGATTATCATAAAAAAACAGAAGAGGTAGAATATTTAAAAGAAACTATATCTATTCAACATGAAGCCATACTTTCTCAAAATTTATTAATTTATTATTATAAAAATAGAGACCTTTCCCCTATTTTTAATACTCAAGATCCAATATGAATGCAGTAGACTTAGTTCAGTCTTTAAATTATAAATCTATTTTTAATGCCGTCTATAAAAAACACCTTCAAGACTATTCTACCAATTCTATAGTAGAAGTAGACCTTCAATTGCAAAAAGCTGTTGATTCCCTATGTAGTTTAAGGTGCGATAAAAAGGTCTCTACGGCTTTTCTTTATATACTTGAAAATGAAAATGGTGAAATAGAAATTTGCAAACAAGACGAAGAAGGTTCAGAAAGCGTTTACAGTCTAGATGTTTGCGAATGGGAGAACATAGCTTGTATGGAATTTAAAAATTCTTGCGACCGACCTAATGCTGAGATTGCCGCAGAGCTTTTATGGCAGATGACTCAATGGGGAAATAATGAAGATATTAAAAAGATAATATCTGATATAGATAAAACTATTAAATATTTGACACAGAAAGATTCATAAGCTATAATAGCTTTGAATGAAACTTTCAATTGTTATTCCATATAGAGGCAGAAAACCCTTTCTAGACGTATTCTTGAAGGGTTTAACAAAATATCTACACTATAAAAACAATTTTACTCAAGATGATTTTTGCGTTATTTTGGCAGAACAGCTAGACGATCATTACTTCAATAGAGGGTTATCTATAAATGTTGGCGCGGATTACTCAATTAGACACAATTTAGGCGACTATTTTGTTTTCCATGATATTGATATCTTACCGATGTCAGGAATAGATTATAGATATTCAGATAAACCAGAATGGTGGTTTCTTTGCGCGGGAGGATTTAAAATGCTTGCGTCAGATTTTACTGCCGTAAATGGTTTTAGCAATGAATATTGTGGTTGGGGTTATGAAGATACCGATTTTCAAAAAAGGTTAAGTTTTTTTAGCGTTCACAAAAAATTTTGGCCCATAACCAACAAATCTAATGAGCCAATAATGTTGAATTTAGAATTTGGAGGAAAGATTCCAGAGGAGGTTTGGAAATTAAAGAGTTATAATGCATCTCAAAAATATTTTTCAAGAATAATGGAAAAAAATTTCTCAAAATGGGAGGGTTTCCCTCGTTTTTATGCGCCAAAGGATGTAGGAATGAAAGGGATAACGGTAAACAAATACAGAAAATGGTATGAACAAGATCATATTGACCAAAACAAATCTCGAGTATATAATTTTGATTCTGTTTTTGATACTTCAGAAAAAGTTTCAGAACACTATAAATCACATGGATTAAATGAATTGCCAAAATATACGATTGTAGATTCAAATCCGATTGGTAACATTCATAGGGTTGGTTTTTTCTCACAATTTTCTTGACTTAACTTTACTTATTCAATATAATTCTTTTATGAAAAATCAAAACTTATTAAACTCTATTTATTATAAATTTTTAGCCAAAAAGTTTTTTTTGGTTTATAAAAACTCTCAAGGCAAAGTAAAAACTTATGAAATATCAACGCCTAAATTAGACGCATCTTTTGGAAACAATAGCGAGCATAGAAACAATGCTGGGTTTAGAGCCTTTTGTTTTGCAAGAAAAGAGTACAGATCTTTTCGTCACGATAGAATTATTTCGCTAACAAAAGCTTAGTATGAAGTTTTTTTATGAAAAATATTGTGCAAATTCAGAAGTTTCTGAGAAGCTTGTAAGGAAGAATGATTATACCTTCATAAAAGTTGAAGAAGTGAAATTAACTATAAAACTAGAAGACTTTCAGAATTTTTCGCTGGCTTGCGAATCAAATGATTTTTCTATTGATCAATATCAAAAAGATCGCAAGAATAATTCTTGCACCTTGTGGATTCACAGGCAAATTTTATGAGTGCAAATGGCAAAGGAGATTCTCCTCGAAATAATTTTTCTAAAAAATATAGAACAAATTACGAATCTATTAACTGGAAAAAGCCAAGACCCCAAAAAAAAATTAAAAACAAAAAAAAAGGGTAGTGGACTATATACATACTAACACTTATTTTAAGTGTATATAAAATTATGGAATCCAGGCAAAAAAAGTATTTCTCAACCCCAAAGGGTCAAGAAGCCTTAAAAAAGGCTCAGGCAAAATATGATGAGTCTGACATTGAAAGACGCAGAAAACAAAAAAGAGAGTATATGCAAAAAAAACGAAGAGAAAATCCAAGCTACTGCAAATGGAAAAAATAATCGCTTACCAAATTTATTACGACCAATCTCAGCGAACTAGCTTACTGCCTGGATTTGACCATTTTTTCAATCAAAAAAATGAAATTTTTTGCGAAAACTCTGTCCTAATTGAGCTTTTTAGAGGTGCAAAGCAAAGAGGGGTAGATTTTGACTGGATGGGAGTTTTTTCCTGGAAAGTGAAATCAAAAATTCCCAGAAACCCAAATTTTAGTCTTCAATACCTCCAAAAATGTGCGAATAAATATTCCAGCACACACGATATAATAGCTCCAAAGCTTTCTTCTTATGATTGGTCAGAATTAAATCAAGGTCCTGCACACCCAAGAATACTTCATTGCCATCCTGTATTTCCAGGTTACTGGAGATGCATGGATTTAATATTAAAAAAATTAAAAATTCCGAATCTCAACAACGGAAATCATTTAGATCGACCGATTACTCAAATATTTACAAATATTTTTTTGGCAAAACAACATGTGCTAAGATCCTACATTGATGAATTTTTAGAACCGACAATAGAACTAATTAAACACGATGAAGAAGTTAGGCATCTTGCTTACCTTCCTTCAGATTACTTTATGCCTTTTCCAAAAAGCTTACAATTATCTACAGGTCTTAATTATTGGCCTTTTGTTCCTTTTATTTTAGAAAGAATGATTAATGTTTTTATTTTTACCAAAAAACTTGGCGTAAACTATATTTTATAGCTTTCATGAAAATAGATTCAGAAAAAATTATATTTATACATATACCAAGAACTGGAGGCTCAAGCATTGAAAACATTTTGTATAAAAAATTTATAGAAAAATATTTTATTGAGAATTTTGACTTTAAAAAATATGTAGATTTTTTTCCAGACTTAAAAAATCACTTTGAGAATATATCTGTCCCTATATTTAAATATCCAAAAAACAAAAAACATGAGTGGGGTAAAAATCATTATATAGAAAGCGGAATTAAAGAAAATAGGTATCCTCAACTTCTTAACAAAGGCCGCTTAGTTGGTTGGTCAGCATCAACTAATTCATGGTTACAGCATCTCACTTCAAAAGAAATAATAAATACGATTTCAAAAAAATCCTGGAATAAATATTTTAAATTTGCTTTTGTGAGAAATCCTTGGAGCAGGGCTGTTTCTGAATGGTCTTATCTTTGTAGAGAATCAAGAAAATCATTTAAAAACCATACCTTAAAAGATTTTCTTTTAGAGCGAGGCTTTTTTCAAGATATTAAGTTTAAAAAAGGGCCAGGTAACAGAGCTTCGCACTTTAAAGATCAATATAGTTTCACTCACAATAATTATCAACTTGCTTTAGATTTTGTAGGAAAATTTGAAAATTACGAAAAAGATTTTGAAAAATTTTGCAACATAAACTCTCTTGAACTTGGAAAGGTTCCGCATTTTAACGAAGGGTTTAGAATCAGATCAAATTATTTGCGAAAAAGTCAAAAACCTTCGAAAAAACTAATCTTGCCTGAAGATAAAAAATACAGAATGTATTATAGCCCTGAAACAAAAAAGATAGTTGCTGAAAAATACGCAAGAGATATTGAAACATTTGAATACGAATTTTGATATGGAATATAAAAATAAAATATTTGGTTCGCTCAATCAAGAAAAAAAAGCTGCATACGTAGTAAATCACAAAGCGGCATGTACTTCAATAGTTACGACTCTTTACAAACATGAATTCAGCGCAAGAGACTGGTACCCTTTTAAAAAGAAAAATTTTGATTATATTTTTACATTCGTCAGAAATCCTTACGATCGACTGGTTTCAAGGTTTGCGCATCTACATGAAATAATTGCAAAAATAAATAAAAAAGAAATAAAAATAGGCGATTTTCCAGCAGAAGACCACAACATACTTTCGTTTTATGGTAAAAAACCTATTGACCCAAATAAATTTTCTTTTCGAGCTTTTGTAAATTTTACTTTGCGGATTCACGACGCACATTGGGAATCTCAAGTTTATAAATTTGAAGCTCAACTAGGAAACATAAAAGATCTAAATTTCATTGGAAAATTCGAAAATTTTCAAGCAGATTTTGACATTGTCTGCGAAAAAATTGGAATTCCACGACAAAAACTTCCACATTTATACAAAAGCAAACACAAACACTACACCGAATACTACAACGGTAAAACTCGTGAGATTGTAGCGCAAAGGTATGTACGAGACATTGAGTATTTTGGATACGAATTTGGAGAATGAGAAATGATAAGTCATAGGCATCAATTTATATTTGTTCACATTCCAAAAACAGCAGGGACAACTATTCGGACTGCGTTTTATCGCGAGTATGACGAACTACACAATCCTCATCACGCAGGTATATCTGAAATTAAGGAAAGTTTATCGGAAGAAGTGTTTCAATCTTATTTTAAATTTGGAGCTGTACGAAACCCTTGGGATCGTGAAGTTTCAAGGTATACATTTATAAAACAACAGCCTCAACATATTGATAATGACTACTGTCAAAATGGTTTTAAAGAATATTTATATACCTTTAGTCAACGACCGAATGCCCTTAACTATAATGGAATAAGAGTAGGTGGTAAAATAAGTTTGAATTATATAATAAAATTTGAAAAACTCCAGAGAGATTTCAATACAGCCTGTGACAAAATTGGAATTCCGCGTCGAAAGCTTTCCCACACGAATAAATCAAAACACAAACACTACACCGAATACTATGATGACGAAACTCGCGAGATTGTTGCACAAAAATACGCAAAGGATATAGAGTATTTTGGATATAAATTTGGAGAATGAAATTATGAAAATAATCGCATTCGGGGATAGTAAATACAAAAGAATAGCTCACAATTGGGCTCTTTATTTGCATCGCCATGGAATTGAAAACTATACAATATATTCCTTAGATCAAGATATATATGATTATTTAGTTGAAAATGAAATTAACACTGAATTATTACCTTTAGATATTTTTAAAGGGGAAGCTCATTTATGGAGCTGGAGAAAAAGATTAAAGTCGATTTTTAAATTATTAAATGAAGGCATAAATGTTTTACACTCTGACCTTGATGCAATTTGGCTTAAAAATCCATTAATTTTTATAGAAAAAGATTATGATATTGTTGCATCGACAGGAACATTCCCACAAAATATTTACGAAAAGATTGGACATACATTATGCATGGGGTGGATATACTATAAATCATCTACTATCGTTAAGCAGTTATTTGAAAATATTTTAAATAAAGACATACAGGATAACTTTGACGACCAAAAAGAATTTAATCTAGAACTCTTTAATAATCCAGAATATGAGAATTTAAAATTAAAAACTTTAGATCAATCAATTGTATCAAGAGCTCAACCTCATGATGAAAAAACATATGTCGCTCACCCACTCTTACCAAAACAGATTAATCGTGAGAAATTTTTAAAATACAAAAACCTTTGGATACTAAAATGATATCTCACAAACATAAATTTATTCTAATACTACCACCAAAGACGGCATCAACAACCTTGGTTAAAGCGCTAATGGATTTTGTAGATATCTCTAAGATAATCGATCAGCCGACACTTGGTACATTTGATTTTTTAGAGAATGGATCTAGTGAGCACAGAAAGCACACGGAACTTAAAACGTATTCAAGTGATTATATAAATACATATAAACTGTACGGAGTAGTACGCAATCCATATGAAAGAATGGTTTCTTGGTGGCTATGGCGCAGAAGATTCTTGCAAGAGAATGAATCATTTCTTGATTTCTTAAAACTCTCCAATCAATGGATGGATATAAACTATTATCAATATTTCGGGGGCAAGAAAATTGGTATACTTAGGCACGAAAATCTAGCTTCAGATTTTGCATCTTTTTGCGACGAGGTTGGAATTCCACGACAAAAACTTCCACATTTAAACAAAAGCAAACACAAACACTACGCCGAATACTACGATGAAGAAACGAAGCAAATCGTTTCGGAAAAATACGCCAAAGATATTGAGTATTTTGGGTATAAATTCGGAGAATAATTATATAATTATATATTTATATATGAAAATTTCATTAATCGGAAACTGTCAAATAAAATCACTGACTTGGTACATTCAACAGCTTGATCCAAGTTTTGATACTAAGTATATATATATTGATATCGGAACGTGGCAGCACCATAAAGAGAATTATTGTAGAGGTAGGCTCACTCCAACAATCGCAGACTGCAATCAAGCCCAAAATAGACTCGCAGAGTCTGACTACATCATATACCAACCAATTAGGCCATCTAGACTAAAATATTTTAATTACGAAGATATTCAGAAATATAGAAATAATGCTAAACTAATATCAATATCTTGCTTTTATTATCAAAAACCAGATAAAAAAATCATGATAGAAAAAAAAGAATATGAAGAGATAACGGGTTTATTAGGCATGAAAGAAAGGGCGGAAAAGTTTAATCTAGATATTCAGGCGCATAAAATTATAGAAGAATGTGGGGTAGATGCCATAGCAACAGATCACGCATATCATCCTAAAGCGTTATATTTCCTAGAATTAGTTAAAAGAATTTGCGAAAAAACAGGCTGGGATTACTACAATGCAGAACAACATGCGAAGTATTTAAAAGAAGGTTTTCCATTCGGATAAAGATATATTCTTTTTTTGATTATGATGAACAAAACAATATGGATGTGTTGGTTTCAGGGCGAAAACGATACTGGTATGCCTCCATTAAATCAAGAATGTATAAAAAAATGGAGACAGCTTAATCCAGGCTGGCAAGTAAATATTCTTTCAAACAAAACAATTGCGAACTATGTTCCTAAATATTTTGATATTATCAAGGAATCCAAATTTGACAGAAATCTTGTGGCAAAGAGTGAGTTAATAAGATTATTATTACTAAATCAATACGGTGGTATTTGGGCGGACGCGAGCGTGTATCCAATGCTACCACTGGATCATTTTATTTATAATATACTGAACGACACTGGATTTTTTGCATATCGATTTAAAAAACGGTCATATCGAAGAGAAATCGCCAGTTGGTTTCTCGCAGCAAATTCTCAAAGGCATTATTTAATTAAAGCATGGCTCGATGAATTTATAGATGATTTCCTATTTGGCCCATTAGATTGGAATACTGGCAAAATTAGAGGTAATGTTGTGAATCCATCTAAGTATTTTGAAGCTCATAAAGCGCTAACACGCTTGTACGACAGAGATGACAGAATTAAATATACTATAGATAACATGGTTCAAATAGATGAAAAAATACCACACTCTGCTTTGTCTGACTGGAGCAATAGACTACCATCTTATTTGTATAAGCGGCCAAAGAAACAATTATTAAAATCATAGTATTCGGGAATAGTGGATAAAATGATCAGTGAAAAACATAAAGCGACATTTATACATATACCAAAAACTGGAGGGTCAACGATTTCATCGGTTTTATCTCGAAATGAATTCAAATCTTTGCAAGAAAGAAGAGTGGGTTGCGAGTGCCAGGTTCTAGATCCAAGGTTATGGACTATTAAGCATGCTAGAATGCACGAGCTAGACATGAAACATCAAAACTTTTTCTGCTTTGCATTTGTGAGAAATCCATGGGATTTAATGGTATCCTCTTATAATTGGTGGGTACAAAATACCAAGGCAAATATAAGAAAAAAATACGGCCACATACTCAAACAAAAGGGTTTTAATTTTTTCATAAAAACACACTCCTCATTCATAAATGAATGCTATCACCAAAATAATGGCCAGTTACACTGGCTTAATGATAAGATAAATTTCATTGGAAAATTCGAAAATTTTCAAGCAGATTTTGACATTGTCTGCGAAAAAATTGGAATTGGTCATCAAAAACTTCCGCATTTAAACAAAACAAAGCGCAAACACTACGCATCATACTATGATGACGAAACAAAACAAATTATTGCTGCGGCATTTTCGAGAGATATTCAACGTTTTGGATACAAATTTGGAGAATAAAAGATGACTTAGTCCAATTGAGTGTTATATTACTAACAGAGAATAATGTGTATCTTCTTATAAGAAATGAAAAAAAACTTATATACATAATTTAATTCCCGCTTAGAATGATTAATCACAGGCATAAATTTATTTTCATTCATATCCCAAGAACAGGCGGCACAAGCATTGAAACATTCTTTCAAGCCCGCAACAGAAGTTCTCATAAAGATATAAATAGAAAGCATTTTAATTTATATTGGTATAAAGAAAAACAGCCAAAAAATCGGTTTGATAAATATTTTAAATTTACATTTGTAAGAAACCCTTGGGATTTGATGATATCAAAATATCTTGACCCTTACTTTTCTGGCCATTGTAAACGAGGGCCCGCAATTGGAGCGGAGGCAGGGAAATCGCTAAAATATTTTCTTGAACATTACAAAACTCCACGTCATGAACAAGGAGAAATCTTCCATGATTATTTTGACCCCGAGCAAATAGATTTTATTGGTCGTTTCGAAAATAGAACAAATGACCTTGAATATATATCAGAGAAAATAGGTGTATCTATTGATAGTAGCATTCATTCTAGAAAAGTTCAAATATTTCACAAAAAAGATTATACAGAATATTATGATAATGAAACAAGACAAATAGTTGCCGAAAGATACGAAAGAGATATTAATTACCTTGGATACAAATTTGGAGAAAAAGCGATGAAGGACCCAATCTTTATTAGTACATCAGGTAGATATAAATCATTAAACCCTGACTCATATCATCATCGAATACATCATACTCATAACACTAAAGAGTTTATTCAGTACATTCAATATATTAAAGGCAACTTAGATATACCCAGCCACTTAGAGTCAAAAGTTTTTCGTAGGCAGTACCTTCAAAACAAAAAAAAACGGCCATTAATTTCTATTAATAGACGCTCTTTATTATATGAATATACTCATTCTAACACAGTTGTCGTTGAAATTTGTTCTATCAAAATTTACGAAGAAAAAGGGTTTTATTTACATCATTTAGCTGTTGATGGTGGCGATGCGCCAGGGAGATCTGAAAATCATAAAGGCAACTTCCGCATTCAAACAGATCAAGAACTTTATGATGATTTGAAGATTATAAAACAAATAACTGCAGGCAAAAAATTAATAATTACCACACACATTAATATTAATAAATTCCCTAATAGATCTCGGCTAATCGATACCCTTTCAAAGTTTTGTCAAGATTTAGAAATTAGTTTTTATAATGCGTCTAAAACCATAAAACCTGAAGACACTAAAGATGTGAACCATTTAAATGACAGAGGAGATAGAAAAATAACAGCAGCATTACGAAGGATAATATCGCCTTAAAGTTTAATATTTTGATGATTCGATATATAATATAATATATATGTTAGAAAGAATTCCTCAAATATTACACCAAGCACATTTATCGCCAGAAAACAAAGTCAATCTAGCGAAACAAAACTTCCTCAAGTTTCATCCAGATTGGGAATACAAGCTTTGGACTGAAGATGATGTTTTTGACCTCATTCAAAGTAAATATCCAGATTTTTTTCTAACCTGGTTTTATTTATATCCCCAAATAAAAAAATGGCAAGCGGCCATACCTGCAATTATGCATCACTATGGAGGAGTTTATGCTGATATAAATACACAATTCCGAAGAAACATAGATCCATTAATACCCAAGTGGCACAAGTTAGTTCTTCGCTCTTTAGCTTCCAACGAACAAGATCTTGGCGGAATGACAAATAGTTTTTTTGCAAGTGTAAAAGGATCGCCCATTTGGCTGAGGCAGATGAATTACATCAAGAACTATGATGTTTCTGCAGGTCGGAAAAACTCATCAGGCGAACCCGCAAACGATATTTTAGATCTTTCGGAGCATGCGGGAGAAATATGTCTTGGCAATTGTTTGCAAGAATCATTAAGTTTGGGAGAAATTAAAAAAGATGAAATTTATTTAATTCGTCCAAATTTTGTTGGAAGTTCAAGTGGAGAGAATATAAATTCGCCAGGAACGGGCGCTAATTTTATTTTTATAGAACAGTAAAATGGATTCAGAAGACTTTTCAGAAGAATATCTTAGAGGTTTTAATGATGGATATTCCGAAGCGGAAGAAGATTTAATAGCAAATAATTTTAGCACGGAGTTGCACAAAGAAGAGTTGGACTTAAATTACGCCAAGGGCCGCCAAGAAGGCATGCGATTTTGTATTGGAGCACTTGGAGATCTTTTGAATAATTATTCTTGCATAGAAACAGATGATCCTGTAAAATTAGAATCTATCAAGAATCAAATCTTAGCAATTAAGTATGCAATGGATTATATACAATCACTTAAAGAAGAAACGGTATTTAATAATCAACCATGGCTTTAGAGGAGTACAGAATTAAGTATAGGCATGATCATGCCATTAAAACAAGCTATCATTATTATATGGCAGAAGGAGCCGAGGAAGCTCTATCTTTTCATGATTATATAACCTCAAAAAAACATTTAGACGTTGCAACTATTTCAATAGAGTGCTACAATAGGTATTCTAACAAATGGGAATTAATTAAAAAATATGAAGACTGAATTTATAAAATTAACGGAGCTATGGCAAGATGGAGATTACTTTGAAGTGGGAGAGATTATTTTTTCCGAAGATTGGAGTCACGCGAGATTAGCGGAGTTTTGTTTGTATTTCGTAAAATACATTGGGTTAAACGAATTTCAAGTACTATATAAATTTTTAAATGGTGAATAAAAAGTTCTTTAGGCTTTATGAAAATTTTAAATATTGTTACTCCATGCTCCAGGCCAGGGAACTTAAAATTTTTACTTAAAAGCATACAGAAACCAGACGATACGGAGGTTTACTGGTATATAGTATATGATTATGGAGTTAAGCCTTACGTAGAAATGCCAGAAACATACGGCGGAATAAATATAATTCAGAATTTTGCTTTAGAAAAATCTTTTGTGGGCAACAGTTTAAGAAATCTCGCCTTGAATGAAATAAAAACAGGTTTAGTTTACTTCTTGGATGACGATAATATATTTAATCCAAAATTTTGGGCGCACTTTGGTTTATTTCAAACAAATAGATTTTACTCTTTTTTAAGTAAATTTACTCCTGCAGAGCCTATAGTTATACGAAAATTTAAAAATGAATGGCATCTTTTTTTATTAGGTTTACATCAGACCAAGAAAGTTACTAGGTCTGGAGTGCCCACTTTTAAATTTGCTATTCAAAATTATTTAGAACTTTTAAAAGGTGTAAAAGACCACGAACATTGTCTTTATCCATGTAGCCCTAAAGTTGATCACATAGATAGTTCCATGTGTTGTATAGATCGTGGTCTAATCGGTGACTCCCGCTTCCCAGAAAACGCCTACAATGCAGACGGCATTTTCCTTGAAGAGGTGTTCTTAAAGTCTAAAGATAATTTTGTTTTTATAGATGATTACCTCGCATATTATAACTACCTAGAAAAGTACATAATCTTAGATGAATAAAGTATTTCAGGTAGGTTTTAATAAATGTGGAACAAGATCGCTTTATAGGTTTTTTGCAGACAATTCAGTTCCCGCTCTGCACTGGCACACAGATCAAGGTAAAATTGCAAAAAAAATGCTTGCGAATTTTTTAAATGGAGAAAGAATCATTCCTAAAGAATACGAAAATATTATTTTTTTTTCTGACCTAGAAGACGTTTACGGTTCAAATTATTTGCCTATATTTTCTTACAGATTTTATCGGGAAATATTTGATCAATTCCCAGATTCAAAATTCATTCTTAATATAAGACCTTTGCATGAATGGATAAACTCAAGACTAAAGCATGACGATGGAAAATATCTGAATCATTGCTTAAAAATACTTAAAATATCAAAATTAGATTTAATAAAACATTGGGAATCTCATTTCTTAAATCACTCAAAAGAAGTTCAAGATTTCTTTAAGGATAAAAAAGATAGGTTATTGATTTTTGATATCTCTAAAGACAGCGTAAATAAAGTTATTAAGTTTTTGCCAGAATTTAATCTTCAAGCAAAACATTGGCAAAAAATTTCTAAAGGCATATAATAGGTATGATACAAAAAAATTTCTTTCAAACCTGGAGAGAAGAAGAACTTTCTTCTTATTCAGATGGGAAAATAGGCCTGCAATCAAAGAATTCTATACTTAAATTTTTTAAAGATTACAGATACAGATTATGGACAGACGAGAAAATGCATTCTTATATGAATACGCAGCCTTCTTTGTGGAAAAACACCTTTCATTGCTTAGATCACCACATAAAAAAGGTAGATTTTTTTCGCTATGTTTTAATTTATAATTTTGGGGGTTTTTACGCGGATTTAGACTTTATTTTTGCGCGCCCTCTGCCAGATAAAGTTAATTCTTGCGATTTTGTTTCTTACAAAGCAAATAGAAATATTGAATTGCGGAACGAATGCTTCGAAGAAGACTCTGAAGGCAAGTGGGTTATTGGGCAAGCGTTTTTTGGAGCGCCAAAACAATCTTATCATTTGAAATGTATTTTAAATGAAATTTCTTTAGCTTTTAATGTTCACGACAATCCTCTTCTGGACACTGGACCAGAGAGGTTAAATGAGATTTTCAGAAAAAAAGATTTATTTAAAGGTAATATACATATTTTTAATATGTCTGAATTTGGAAATGGCTCTGGAACTCATGCAAACCATTACACTCATTCGATATGGGTTTAATGGGCATTAATCATGGCTCAGGCCTTGGAACTCAATTATATGTAGCCTTTTTTCAAAAGCAGGCAGAGCTGAATGGTATTAGAGTTAAAACAAATCCTGTTTTAAAAGCAGGAGAAGTTCTAGATGTTTGCTTGCACTTAGAATCATTAAATATAAATTTATTAAAAAGATCAAAAATTAATGTGCTATTGCCTTATCCAGAGCATTTTTTCAATATAGACAATCTTGATAAAATTCATTATATTCTTTGTGCGTCAGAATTATGCAAGAATTTGTTTTTAGATTTAAAATACGTATATAATTTTACCTACGAAGTTGTATATATTAGCTCAACAAGCCTAGTCCCGCCCAAAATAGATCTTAAAAATTTAAATTATCAAAAATTCTTACATTTATCTGGAGTTTCGCCATTAAAAAATACTCGAATAGTTTTAGAAACCTGGTTATCTGAACCAAATTTCCCAGAACTTAATTTAGTTTGCTTAGATAGGCCAGAATATAGAAGTTGCTTTAGGGAGTGCGAACATTTAATGGCAAAAGCCGAAAAATCAAAAAATATAAAAATCTTTTCTAAGAAGTTGAATGAATCAGATAAATTCAGACTGCAGTCAGGTTGTGGTTTTGCCATTTGCCCCAGCGAAGCAGAATCTTTTGGGCACTACATAAACGAAGCGAAAGGTTTTGGTTCAATTGTTATATCTACAGATTATCCTCCCATGAATGAGCTAATTCGTTCAGACTTTGGCTTTTTACTTAATTCGACAAGCAAAACAGAAAGGGGATTTTTTTCTATTCCCCTGCAAACCTTTAAGCATGCAGAGTTAAAACGATCAGTAAATCTTTTAACTAATTTGTCGCTAGAAAAGAAATTACAAATGTCTCAAATTGCTAGAGATAGTTTTATTAAAAATGATTTATTTTGCAAATACGAGTTTAACAAGTTCTTGAATAAAGTTTCATCAGTTCAAAAATAATGGCAATTATATCAATAGCATTAGGAGAAGATTGTAGATCCAGTATATTTGGTGTAAGAAGCAAGATGCGTCCCCCTAAAAAAGGGGGCTACAAATCATGCCCCTTTGATTTAATGGTTGGGGACGTTAAGGGAGTGACAAAATGTTTTAATGATAACTTTAATTTATTTACCGAGAGATCATTTCTAATCAGGCGACCCTTTGAAGACCAAGCACACTATCTTATATCTAATCATGAATATGGTTTCTATTTCAATCATGAATCTTTTACTCCAGAAGCAGACTTAAACAAAAATATTTGGACAGAGGGGTCAGATCATTTCATTAAAAACGGTTTTCAAAACTTTGCAAAGAGATACGAACAAAGGATTAAAAATTTAGATTTTTATTGTGATTCTGGATCTTTTAAGGTAAATTTTATTTTCGTCTCCAAACACTGCGAGCGCAATCCTTGGGCAGATCCTGCAATGTATAATGTTGATTATCCCAAAGAAGTTATGCGTGATCTTTGTGCGTCAATTAAAAATCGATATCCTAAATTAGCGTTTAATTTAGTTATCCTACCTTCGAAGTGGCATGAACATAAATTATTTTTGCCAGAAAAAACTAAAACTTATCCTTCCGACTATTTCAAATAATAAAATGAAACCTCTATTTAAAAGCGGACCAAGATGCGAGCATCTTCAATTTACTCCGTGCGGAAAATTTCTTTTAATCTTGGATTTTAAAAATAATTGCATATATGCCAATGAAGTTAACGGGCGCGAGATAGTTAAATCTTATATCATTTATTCCCATCAACTTAAGGCTCCGCATAGTTTATTTTTTATAAATGAAAAAGATTTTTTTGTAGCAAATCGATGGGGAAATGTCGAGCTATTTACCTTGCCATCTTTTGTAAGCAATGTTTCTTCATACAAAATGCAAAGCAAATTTACATTAGCAGATGAGCTTATTGATGCGCCGACTTGTATTATCGCCAAAGAAGAGCCAACATGTTTAATATTATTTATAGGCAATGTTTTTAAGCATTCCATATCAAGATTTAAAATATCTAAACAAAACTATCAAATCATTAGTAAAAATATTTCAGTTTCGGGCGGTGGAGAGCTAATGTTCCCAGATAGTCTTTTGCTATCTCCTTGCAAAGATTATTTCTTTGTAGCATCTCATGGAACTGGAGAATGCTTAATGTATTCTGTTGAAAAATTTAATCAGCAAGACCCTTTAGCAAGATTTACAGATATTTTATTCCCGCATGATGTAAGAATTAATAAAGAAGGAAAATTATTTGTAACAGATGCTGGAAGTCCATATGTTTTTGTTTTTGAAAAGACTTCTGAGCAATGGTTTGGCGCTTATAGACCTCATAAATTTTTTAGAGGGGTTGATGTAGGTAATTTTATTCA